CTTACACATTTCAAATAGACTCCAAAACTCTTCATCACCACCATCTGTGGATGATTTTAAAGATAATTCTGGTATACCAACCACAACAAATACCGATACAACAACTAATGATACAACAACTAATGATACAACAACTAATGATGTAAGTGGTGATACCAAAAATAATAACTCTTTGTTTAGTTTATTTGGGGGTAAAGAATTAATGGGTTGGTTGGATATGTTTTCTCCTGGTAAAAAATCTGGAAACGAAAAACTAACAATTAAAAATAGTCAAAACATAAAAGACACCAAACTACCATCAGGTGTTTTGTCTTCAATAGAAAAGTTAAAAAAATCGCCGTATAATTTAAATATTACACAAGATAATATAGATAAAGAGTTTAAGATGGAAGGAAATCCAAGTCCTGATAATGGTGGAGTTAATAAAGAGGCCGAGAAAAAAGTTAAAGAATTAATAAAAGATTGTAAACTTGATTACCCTAATGTAAAATATCCGTCTGATATCGTATCAGGTTATAGAAGTTATGACGACCAAGTTTTAAATTTTGGAACAAAGGCTAAAACAAGAGGGGTTGATGATACGCAAAAATCAAATTCTTTACCTGGATTTAGTCAACATCACACAGGAAAAGCTTTTGATATTTTTAGTGTGGAAAATTCGTGGTGGGACGCAAATAAAGATGTTAAGGAATGGGTATCAAAAAATGCGAGCAAATATGGGTTTGAGGTAACATATGTTAACACAGGAAAATTAAGAATTCCAGAACCTTGGCATTTATACTATATTGGCGGATCTTCAAATTCAACAAGTAACATAAGTGAAAACAAAAAAACACATAAAATTAATGAAGAGGTTAATCGAATGAAAGATTTAATGAAAAAAAATCTTTAATAAATTTGACTAATGTTTATATATATTATATATTTTTAAATATAAAATAAAAAAATTATGGTAGAGGAAATTAAAATTGTTGAAATGTATGTTTATATTGCCAACGGAAAAAAAATGTGGACATCTAATTTAGTATTTGCACAACTAAGAGCACAATACTATGGAACATATGATGTTTATATAGAAAAATATTAAAAAATATTACAAATTACTTGATATAACAAAATAAAGTTATTATCTTTGTAAGACAAATGAGGTAGATAACAGTTCAGACACAAATCTCAAAAAAAAACAAAAAAGTTTAGAAAAAATTTGGAAAATTCAAAAAGTATTCTTATCTTTGTAAAACAAATCGGAAACGTCCGATAAAGTTCTTTGAAATTTTAGATATTATCCGTTCAGGATTAGGTTAAGAACCTTCGGGTTTAAGAGTGAAACTGATAAAGATATTGGGCCGTGTATAGTCCATAAAATAAACTACGAAAGTAGGATAAAGTGAACCCCCAAGTGTAACGGGTTTGCGTCTCAATAGTCTTCGGAATATTGAGGTCGAGTACACAGGCGAGATACCATAAGATCTTTAGTACCGAGGCCAACGGTGTAGGGAAAGTGATTTTATGACGAGGTGATGTGGGTCATCTTGTTGAGGAGGGAACTCCAATAGGAATAACTCGTAGGGACGTTGCAAGAATCAATATTTCCAATGTTGTTATTGCGGGTTCCAGTATCATAGGATACTTAAAACCGAAAGGTATGTTAACGTACGGGTGGTGCCGTTATTAACCTTAACCGACTTCTACCAAGGGGTTAGTTTCGAAGTAGTCTTGAAATATTGAAATGGGGACATTTCACGGAGTTGTTTGGTATTTTGTTATTCAAAAGATAATGAAGCTTAAGACGGACCACAACTTTGATCAATCCACAACACAAAAACTTTTATAGAAAAGGTAAAACTTATAACTAAAAAGCAAAAGTGTTCGTCACGATATAACGGAAGTTACCCACCTATTCACTGGCTGTCAGTGGAACGTGATAACCGCAAGTTTGACCGTATTTTTATGAAAAATCTCTAGGTCGTCGAAGACCGAACCAGGACGCAATCTTGGGGAGACAGGAGTAGTAAGAGAGTAGTTGTATCGTCAAGGGGTGATTGGTCTAACCAATCGGTAATGAGTGTTACGGGACAAAATCCTGTGGATAAGAGTAGAACCAATAATGACTCGAAAGACACTTACAAAAACTGTAATCTCAGGTTTTTATTTTTAACATAAACTTTAAATTTAATTGAAAGCATGCAAAAATTAATTCTCTTATCTATTGCTATTTTTACGACAATCACTCTTATGACGGCTTGTGGTGAAAACGGAAATGGAGCAACAACTGAAACCACAACTGAAGTTTCAAGTCAAGATGTAACAAACGTATCGGATTCTACTTTAACAACAACTGAAGTTGTTTCTGACACAACAAAAAAATAATTTTATATTATTTTAAAACTAAACCTACCTTTTGGTGGGTTTTTTTGTGCTCTAAAATATAATATTCGCACAACACTAAAATATAATTATAGTGCATAAAAAAACCCCATCCGAAGATGAGGTTTACATTTGGTGGAGGTGCGGAGGCTCGAACTCCGGTCCATAATATCCTGTCAGAGAAGGACTACACGTTTAGGTTGGTATTTTTTAATACCCCAAAATATTTGGTTTTAATTTGACCAAAAACAAAGTTGATTTGTTCTTCACCATCGTAAATCAACAACCAATGGACGACTCGATTTATGGTTCAGTCGTATTCCACCATAAAGACTTCTGTTGCTAGGTTATGTGTCCACCGACCCCACGTTTCCGTAAACCTCTTAGGCTACAGTAACTTCAGAACCTCTCAGTAAACCAAGAGTTTCCATTTTCGATAAAACGTCGCCGATTGTTTTTGTGAATCAGTTTTTAAGGAGATTAATTCAGTCTCCACGTGCCCTTTGTCTTCAGCCAATACCTGTCAAATCCAAAAACACCCCCATATGTCAAATAACTTGTTATATTATAAATACAAATATAATACAAAGATTTGTATTATTCAATATATTTATAAATATATGAGAAAAAGATTACTTATAGAAAACGATATTTCAGAGTTAGACGATTTTCAAAAGATACTTCTTTTAAATAAACGAAAGTTGTCTCCTGATGATGTTGAATTCAAAAGTGATAAAAATGATCTTAAATTAGACCATGTCCAAGTAAAACATGATGGTTTATTATTTGACTTTGATGATTTAGAAGCATTTTTAAAATTTTTTCATTATGAGTCCTTTGAAGAGGGGACTGATGGTGAGTGGGATGCCGTATCCTATGATCGAATGTATCATGGTTCGTATGATTTTTATGATGACTGTAGTAACCGAGCATACGATGATTGGCGTGAAGGTTATACTTTAGGTTATCTTTGTAGTGTTGCAGGCGTTAAACTAAGAGAGTTACTTAAAATAATTGCGCCTAACCTTGTAGATAATATTCCTGAAGATGGAAAAAGAATTGATGACGAAGGTGAAATAACTAGTATATTAGATAAATACTTCAAAAATATTGGAGATGAAATGGATGATATTATCTGTTCAGCAAAATCAAACGCAACAGAAGAGGGGGCTAAACAAGAAATAAAACGGGCATATTGCGATACACTTAGTGAATTTGGAATTGAGAAATGGGGTAAGTGGTGTTTTGGGTTATACTTTATAAGTTGGGGTAATTTGGTTCAATTATTTGTTGAAGATGGTGAATTTGATAAGAATGCTCTTGATGTAATAATAGATAAAATAAATAAAAAATTTAGACATAGTCTTCCTGAAATTTACGAGATGGAACATTATGTAATGGATATCGAAATATTTGAATCTGAATCTTGTCAAAAATTAGAAGATCTAATTGATGAATATATAGAAAAAGCCCAAGAAGACTTTAATCCTGAGTATCTTATAGTGATGGATAAACTTACTAAGTTAGGTCTTTTTTCTAATGCTGGTAAAGAAATACCAGGACAAAAAGGATTAAGAATTAAAGTTGAGCAAGTTGATCCCGAAACTTTGGAAGTAAAATACATTGTGGGATCAAATAGTTATTTTGGGGATAGAAAATACGGATTATCTACTGTTGATTCAGTAATTGCAATGGCAACTCAACCAAGCTTATTCAATCCAGCTGACTTTAGAATTCTACCTGGTCAATTAAAACGATAACGATCTTTTAATATCTTATATAGTTTATACCCATCTTCATCATCTATAAAAAATTGATTTTCTTCGTAAATATCAACAATTATAAATCCTTCCTCTTCTTCGATAATATCAATTGATTTAAGTTGGTGAACGTCATCATAAAATGGACTATCATCCGTGTTATCAAAATCAAAGAATGTTTGAGATTTTGTTGGTTGTTCGTTTTTATACTCATATTTTTTAAACCCCAGATCTTTAACCAAGTTTTTGCCGGACTCAATTGATCTTACAACATCGTCAACACAAACAAACTCATTTGATGTATGCATGTTATAGTATCCGCAAGAAATGTTAATACAAGAAAAATCGGACTTTTGTTTGATTTGCATGATATCCGTATAAGGGTGAGACTGAACCATCATTTCATTTTTAAATGACTTTATAACTGATGGTAGAGCCAATTTAAAGAACTCTCCTTCAACATCAAATAACTGTGTTCCTGAACAAGATAACGATATCAAGTGGTCACCAGGCGCATCGTATTGGGTGCAATAACCAACATCTTTAAGGAAATCAACATTGCAGTTTCTTGATCCGTGACAACCGGTTTCTTCTGATACAAAGAAAGCCACTTTTACTTTATCTAATTGTTTAAGTAATTCCAAACAGATAAAAATACCACATTTATCATCACCACCAATACCTGTTGGGTTTCCGTTTTCATCATATGCCTTTAAACATGGAACAAGTTCTTTATCAAAAGTTTTTCCAAATGTGATTGGTCTTGATAACATTTCTTCTTTAACGATAATTTCATTAACAAGTTCGTGTACCGTATCTGTGTGGGAAATAAACATAGGATAGAATTCACCTTCATCTAACGTTCCTTTTGTTGCGTAAATATTGTTGTGTTCATCACAAGTAAGGGTAATACCATCCATATCACCAATTGATGACATTATATACTCAACCATCTTAGTCTCTTTGTAAGTTTTGGTTGGGACTGAAAGTAATTCTTTAAATTTATCTATATTCATTATATGTTATTTCTACAAAGATAATCATTTTTTTGACAACACCAAGTATTTATTAAAATAAACATATATTATGGAACTAAATAGGTTTAAACAATTATTAGAATCAACGATGGGAAATTCAAAACCACTGATTAGTGAAGAGGAAGATGATGAAGTTGTAGTTAACGCATTAACTATTTCTGCGGAAGACGATAAATGTTTTGACGAGATTAGTTCTGAGGAAGCGTTAAAGGTGGGACTTAATCACAATGGAAAATACAAGGTTAAGAAAAAAGGTTGTAGGACCAAAACAAAATATAAAGGACCAAAACAAAAATACAGCGGAAATAATTGGCATTAAAATTAAAATAAAAAATATATATTATGAATAGAAGTTATAGTAAAATAAGACACATACTACAGGCCAATCTGATGTTGGAGGGAAGAATGATGTCGGAGAAAAGAATGTTACTTGAAGTAGACAAAAAAGATGGGGAGATACACGCCTACGCTAGACCACAAGAGTATATTGATGGTACAGGAGGAGGATATATGAGGGACGCTGTGTTTACAGTTTATAGTGATGGTATGGAGGGTCAAACACAATATTTTTACGTTTGTGTGTCTAACAGAGATAAGCCATTAGAGGGACAAATTCCTGAGGAAAAGGTCGGCACAATAACTGACTCAAACGGAAAGATTTTTACAGCCGCACAGTTAGGGCTAATACCAGGATATGTGAATAAACTTAGTGTTGCGTGTCAACCTGTTTACGATGACTTAGCAAAATGGAGAAAAACATTTTGTGCTAATCTTAAAAATAAAACAAAACCTAATTACGCTTGGAATTGTCCGGAAGCGGCACAACCAATTGCTGCCGCCGCAGATACCTCTTCAAATCCAGACGAATCGCCACAACCAATTCCACCGATGGCCGCTGAAGCAATAAAAGCTGGCAACTTAACATGGAAAGAGGTTGATGGTAAAATAAGATATTTTTCAACCGGAAAATTATTCGATATAGGAACAAAAAATTTCGCGGGAACTATCAATATGCCAACTGGTACAGATGTTACCAAAACCGTTCTGTTTTATGTGCCAAAATAGTAATATTTTAAAATTTAAAACAACCTGTAGCTGGTGTTAGTGGTCTATAATTATTTAAACATAGTTAAAACACAATAAAAAATTTCACCATTAATGTAGGTTATCTCACCTTGTGTGATTTTATCGGATATTTTACTACCAACACATATGCCATCATATCGACTACTTAACAATAATTTATTGTGTGGAGGCGAATTTTTCCAAACGTTTAAGGCCATTGTTGCGCATTCCTCGTCTGTTGAAAGTTTTATAAATGTACATAAATTTTCCCCAACACATATGTAGTCAAAATTGTAAACATAGTTTATCCTATCTATAAAATTATCGAACGTCTTAGGGTTAGATGTTTGTATTTTTTGAGAATGGTCTAAAGGGATTGTTGATGTTTCAACCATATAATTTAACATCTGTTTATTTGCTATTTTTGCTTTTTCAGAATAACATAATGGAGGTAATTGGTTTTCTTTACGATATTCGTTGACTTTTTTAATTATTAATTGATCGACCGTTTGGCTAAAAAAGAAAAAAGAAATAAAAATAAAAATAAATAATAAAAAAGTTTTCATAGTTTCTGTTTGTTTCTACAAATATATTATATATAAACTTTATTTACAAAACTATTCCTTCTTTTTTCTAACTCTTTTTGGTTTTTCCTCAATAATTTCATCAATTTTATCACTAATAATAACATTCTCATCAACAATCGTTAAATTGTAGTTCTCACCCTCTTTAATTTCGGACATTAAAATCTTCTCAGAAATTAAATCCTCAATCTTATCTTGGATTGCTCTTTTGATCGGTCTTGCCCCAAATGTTTCGTCAAATCCAACTTTAGATATATAATCAACTAATGATTCATCGTAAGTAAAATTGTATTTTTTACCCTCAACACGTTTTAATAATCTATCAATCTCCAACTTGGTAATAACATCAATATGTTTTTTCTCAAGTGAGTTGAATACAATAACATCGTCAATACGATTTAAGAACTCAGGTGCGAAGAACTTACTAAGTTCTTTTTTAAGAATGTCTCTTTTTTGTTCTTCTTGTATAACATGACTTGAATTATTGGTTTTAAATCCAACACCTGTACCAAAGTCGTGTAGTTTTTTTACTCCAATATTGGAGGTCATAATAATTAAACAATTCTTAAAGTTAATTTTTCTACCTAACGAATCTGTTATATGTCCATCATCCAAAAGTTGTAATAATGTTGAGAATATGTCTTTATGTGCTTTCTCAATTTCATCAAACAAAATAACCGAATATGGTTTGTTTTTAACTTGTTCTGTAAGTTGTCCACCATCTTCATGACCAACATATCCTGGAGGTGACCCAATCAAACGAGAAATTGTGTGTTTTTCTTGATATTCAGACATATCAATACGAATGAGATTATCGGGACTACCAAAAATTTCTTTTGCTAATTGTTTTGCTAAGAATGTTTTACCAACACCTGTTGAACCTAAAAAGATAAATGAACCAATCGGTTTATTTGGATCTTTAATCCCAATTCTATTTCTACGAATTGCTTTTGTGATTTTCAAAACTGCCTCTTCTTGACCAATAACGATTGAGTTAAGGTTTTTATCTAAATTAATAAGTGAGTTTTTTTCATCTAAATTTATATTAGAAATTGGAATTTTAGTCATGTTTGAAACAACTTCGTAAATAAGATCTTCTGGTATAGTTCTTTTACTACTAATTAGATAAGTTTCAAATTTTTTCTTTTCATCCTCAAGTTTTGATAAAACGCCTCTTTCTCGATCACGAAGTTCTGCTGCTTGTTCGTAATCTTGTTTTTTAATTACATTAATTTTTTCTTGTTTTATTTTATTTGATTCTTCTTTTAAAATTTCAATTTCTTGAGGAAGTTTAATATCAATTTGCATTCTTGCTCCCACCTCATCTAAAATATCAAATGCTTTGTCAGGAAATTCGCGATCTGTAATGTAACGATCCGCTAACTCAACAAATATTTTTAAAGTATTATCGTCATAAGTAACCTTGTGATGATCCTCATATTTTGATTTACTTAATTTTAATATTTCAAGTGTTTCTTCTTTTGTTGATGGATCTATAATAACTTTTTGAAATCTTCTTTCTAATGCCCCATCTTTCTCAAAATTGGTTCGGTATTCATCAAGTGTTGTTGCCCCAATACATTGAATTTCACCTCTAGAAAGTGCCGGTTTAAATATATTTGAAGCGTCTAACGATCCTGAACTATTCCCCGCACCAACTATCGTGTGAATCTCATCAATAAACAAAATAATATTTGGAGTTGATTGTAGTTCTTCAATAATAACTTTCATTCTTTCCTCAAACTGACCACGATACTTGGTACCCGCAACAATTGAGTTCATATCTAAAGAAACAATTCTTTTATCCATTAAATTTTTAGGACATTCACCATCATTAATCATCATTGCCAAACCCTCAACAATGGCCGTTTTACCTGCGCCAGGTTCACCAATAATAATTGGATTATTTTTCTTTCTTCTAGATAGAATCTGAGCAATCCTTAAAATTTCTTTTTTTCTACCAATCACAGGATCTAATTTACCATCTTGTGCTAATTTATTTAAATCTTTACTAAAGTTATCTAATACTGGAGTCCCTCCATCGGTTTTTTTATTTACTTTATCGTTTTCTTCGCTCATAAATTCTAACATATGTTTTTTTTATAAAAATTAAACATAAAAAAATAAAAAGTCCATTTTTGACAATTTGACAATTTATTACTTGACTATATGACAAAATGTCAGTATTTTTGTAATGGCACAAATTTAGGGTAAAATTGACAAAATAAAATAAAAAAAAATTAAAAAAAATTATGGGAAAAATTATTGGAATTGACTTAGGAACAACTAATTCATGCGTAGCTGTAATGGAGGGTAAAGAACCTATTATCATTGCAAACAGTGAGGGTAAACGAACAACACCATCAATTGTGGGATTCGTAAAAGATGGAGAAAGAAAGATTGGCGATCCAGCTAAAAGACAGGCGGTTACAAATCCTGAAAAAACTATCTACTCTATTAAAAGATTTATGGGATCTTCTTTTGATGAAGTTAAAGAAGAAACAAAAAAAGTGGCATATAAAGTCGTAAAAGAAAAAAATTCACCAAAAGTTCGGATTGATGATAGAACCTATTCTCCACAAGAGATTTCTGCGGCAATCCTTCAAAAAATGAAACAAACTGCAGAAGACTATTTAGGGGAATCAGTTACCGAGGCCGTTATAACCGTTCCTGCCTACTTTAATGACTCACAACGACAAGCAACAAAAGAAGCTGGTGAAATTGCAGGTCTTACAGTAAAAAGAATTATAAACGAACCAACTGCTGCAGCATTAGCTTACGGACTTGATAAAATGTCTAAAGACATGAAAATCGTAGTATTTGACTGTGGTGGTGGAACTCACGATGTGTCTGTATTAGAACTTGGTGATGGTGTATTTGAAGTATTGTCAACTGATGGAGATACACACTTAGGTGGTGACGATTTTGACCAAACTATAATTGACTATTTGGTTTCCGAGTTTAAAAAAGATAATGGAATGGATATTTCTAAAGATCCCATGGCTCTTCAGAGACTTCGTGAAGCGGCTGAAAAAGCTAAAATTGAATTATCTTCTTCACCCCAAACTGAAATTAATCTTCCATATGTGACCGCAGATTCTACAGGTCCAAAACATCTTGTAATGACAATTACAAAATCTAAATTTGAACAATTAACACAATCTTTGGTAGATAGAACAATTGAACCTTGTAAAAGAGCAATGTCTAACGCAAATCTTACTGTTGGTGAAATTGACGAAATTATCTTAGTTGGCGGATCTACTCGTATTCCCGCAATCCAAGACGCAGTTAAAAAATTCTTTGGTAAAGACCCATCAAAAGGGGTAAACCCTGACGAGGTTGTTGCTTTGGGTGCCGCTATTCAAGGTGGAGTTTTGGCTGGTGATGTGACTGATGTATTATTATTGGACGTTACACCACTTTCTTTAGGTATTGAAACAATGGGAGGTGTTTTTACAAAATTAATTGACGCAAATACAACCATACCAACTAAAAAATCTGAAAAATTTTCAACAGCGTCTGATAACCAACCATCTGTTGAGATACATGTGCTTCAAGGAGAACGAACAATGGCAAAAGATAACAGAACTATTGGTAGATTTCATTTAGATGGTCTTCCACCTGCAAGAAGAGGAACTCCACAAATTGAGGTAACTTTTGATATTGATGCCAATGGTATTATTAATGTTTCTGCGGTAGATAACGCAACAAACAAAGTTCAATCTATTAGAATTGAGTCATCTTCAGGTTTATCAAAAGAAGAAGTTGAGCAAATGAAACGAGAGGCAGAAATGAATGCAGATTCAGATAATAAATTAAAAGAAGATGTTGATACTTTAAATTCTGCAGATTCATTAATTTTTCAAGTAGAGAAATCTATGGGGGATGTTGTTGATAAAATTACAGAAACAGAAAAAACTGAAATTATATCATCATTAGACAAATTAAAAGAAGCTCACAAAAATAAAGAAGTTTCTGAAGTAAAAGTTTTAATTGAGGAGGTTAGTTCAAAATTTCAAAATATAAGTCAAAAATTATATGAACAAACAAATAACGAAGAAGCAACAACTGAAGACTTTTCAAATGTAGAGTTTGAGGAAGTAAAATAATCTATTAATATTAAATTAAATCCACCTTAGTGTGGATTTTTTTTTTGTATATTTATAGTCATGGAAGGATGGAAAAAATTTGCAAATACTTTGGAACTAACAAACGAGTTAGAAAAAACTTATTTTAAAATTAGAGAAATATTCCAAAAAGAAGGGTGGACACAAAAAGATATTGAGAAACCCCCATATTATCCAAATGGTTTAATGTTATTACACTCAAGAATGCAACCATTGGTTCGGGAAATAGATCAAACAATTAGAGATTATGGTTTTAATGTTGACGGAACCGAAGTTCATTATTATATTATGGATAAACTTCGTTATATTGACGAAATAACCCCTTTAAATTAAAATATTATGGCAATAACAAGCGAAACAATTAGCGGAACTAAAATTTTAAATGAAATCCAATCGTCAAATATTGTAAGAACGCAGTATGATACTGTAAGCAAAAAAATGATTGCCGAATTTAAAAACGGTGTAAAATATGAATACGATGATATTTCCCACCAAAAATACACCGAGTTTAGAACCGCTAAATCACAAGGAAATTTTTTTAATATAAACATTTCAAAAACACACAAATACACAAAACTATAATCTGTAGGTATTTATTAATATGGATACTTCTGAAATAATAAAAAGTTTTAAACCAAAAAAAGAATTAAATCCAAAAATTTGGGTTAAGGAGGGCAATTCTTATGTGTTAAATTCTGAGGTTAGAGAAAAACTTTTAGAAACTGCAAATATTTTTATTGATTTTTTAGATGTTGACGTAATTGTTACCGATATTATTATGATTGGATCTATTGCTAATTATAATTGGTCAAAATATTCAGACATAGATTTACACATAGTTGTTAATTATAATCAATTTAATCAAAACTCAGAAGATCTTTATGTTGAATTCTTTGATTTAAAAAAAATAGTGTTTAATCAAAAACATAATATTAGTTTATATGGTTATGATGTTGAATGTTTTGTCCAAGATGAAAAAACTGAGGCTTTTAGTAGTGGTGTATATTCAATTCTTTATGATATGTGGGCAAATAAACCAAAAGAAACTAATTTAAAATCTATTGATTTTGAACTTTTAAAAGAAAAGGCAAACCAATGGATGAGAATAATAGATGGTGTTGTTGATAATATAGATGATGAAAATCCTGATGAGATAAAAAATATTGTAAAAAAATACAAAGAAAAATTAAAAAAATTTAGAAATTGTGGTTTAGAAAAAAATGGGGAAATGTCATTTGAAAATTTGGTATTTAAACTCCTTAGAAGGTCTGGATATATTGAAAAATTATACAATGTTCCCACTGAAATTATTGATAAAAAACTATCAATGAAACAATAAAAACAATAAAAATTAAATAATTATATTTATTGATATATTTATTAATAAAAATAATTTACAACTAAATAAAAAACACATGGGAGGAATTAAACCTATTGGAAGCGAAAAACTTCAAGGAATTGATAAGATTAGACGAATGATTGAAATTTCTCGTTATAATGAAAATTTTCCACAAAGTGTAAATGAAACAAAATCTACTGAATATAGTATTTCTTTAGCAGATGGAAACTTATACAAAATTGAAAAAGAAAGACAAGGGTATATCATCAAAATGGCAATAAATGAGTCCGATTCTGATTATATTGACCCAATGAAAGGTAGAAAATATTATTCTTCCTATTCACAGGCTTTGAAAAGACTTAACTTAATGGTGAGGGAAATAAATGTCCTTCACGAAAATGAAGAAGGTATCTCACTAATTGGTGAGCAAAAAAAAAAGTTCATACTAAAGACTAAAAAAAAATCTCAACCAACAGATTTAGGGACTCCACCACCACCTGATTTAGGGGTTCCACCTCCACCTGCAGATTTAGGAACTCCACCTCCACCTGCAGATTTAGGGACTCCACCACCACTTGACATGGGTGCCCCACCACCTGACATGGGCGGTGACATGGGTGCTCCGCCACCTGATATGGGCGGTGACATGGGCTCTCCACCACCTGATATGGGAGGAGACATGGGTGCTCCGCCACCTGATATGGGCGGTGACATGGGCGCTCCACCACCTGATATGGGCGGTGACATGGGCGGTGACATGGGCACTCCACCACCTGATATGGAAGGAGAGGAACTTGACGACGAAAAACCAAAAGAGAAAAAAGTTTCGGAAATAAAAAGGATACAAATTTTAGTTGGTAAACTAGCTCAAAAAATAAGATCTTATGAAGAAGAAAGCGATCTTTCTAATAAAGAAGTAAAATATATAATCAACTCAATTCTTTCTGCTATAGATGTAGATGTTTTAGATGAAGACGATATTGAACAAATTATTGGTAAACTAGAGGGGGTTGATGATGAAGGAGAAGAAGAAGAAGATGATTCATTTGGTGATGAAGACACGGAAACACCACCTGAAGTTATGCCAGAACCACCACAAGAACCTGAAATGGCGGAAGGTTATGATAATATTGGAGATGCATACAAAGATTTTATGGGAGGAGCATACACATCTTCCGCATCTGAACAACTTGAAGATTATGACCCCGAAGATTATCATTTAAAAAGAAGAAATAGAAGAATATATAACCCAACTCCTGAAAGATTTACACATGGAACATTTGCGGAGTCTTCAGCTGATAAAGTTTTATCAAAATATTTTATTATAAGTGAAGACGAAAAAAATCAATACGAACTTGATAGGGAAAGAAAATCAAATAAAGTTTATCAAAACAATAAACAAAATATTATAAGATTATCTGAATCTACACACCAATTGGATTCAGCGTTAGAGTATATAAAAGAAAACCCTAGAGTAAAACTTATTGGTTTATCAACAAAGGGTAATTTAATATTTAAAGAAGGCATTAATGAAGTTAAAGTTACTAAGTTCGGGAAATTAATATGAATTATTTAATTTACATAAATGGTTTAGGTCCCAATTATAAAGGAGACAACATTTATGAATTTATATTTTCAGATACTTTAGATGTTTTTGGTGAGTATTGGGATTCAAAACCAGCAAATGGATATCCATTACCTCCAGATATTGAATATATAAAAAAAGTTGGATCTTTATTGAATGAGGACATTGTGTTTGATTTAATACAAAACTCAGATGTTTTTTCGGTTATTGATTCTATGGATGGAGTTATTTCTTTAGGGTGGGAAAATGAAGATAAAGACTTCTCTTCAATTAAAAGAATGGTTTTCCATTTTGGTGAAAATGAAGAATCTGTTAAAAACAAACTATATGAAAGAGATATAGTATTACAATTTGAAAAAGAAGTTATTTATGAGAACTAAAAAAAATATAGTTTTTTTAATAGAAAATGGTTTATCTATCAATACTGTGTCAAAAATGACTGATAGCCAAGTTAAAGTTTTGGTTGAGAAATTTAAAAAGGAAAATAAAGAACAGGTTACACAAGTCACTGAACCAGCAAAAACCTCATATAAAATTGCGGGGCCAGGTAAATTACCCCCAAATACCAAAGGTTATGATGTTAAAACAAATACAGATGGTAGCGTAACCGCAACCCCAATGGAAAATGAAATCAAAGAAGATGAAACGGATGATGTAACATCATCAAATGCTTTAGGTAAAGATGCTCTACAATCATATACAGGACAGGAATCACCTCATGACGCTAATGACATGGCAGATGATGGTATGGGTGATGACTCAGGAGAAAATCGATCTATGATGGGTATGGCGGAATCAGAAATTAATGAAAAATTTCAATCTAAATCTCAACAAGGTTTATTTTGGGATCGTTGTAATAAATGTTCAGACAAAAAATGTAAATGGTGTAAAATGGCTAAAGAATTCTCAGATTCAACATCTAAGAAAGATTACAAAAAAATGCCAGAAAAAAAAAGTCCCGAAAAAACCAATGAGGGTTCACAAAAATATTGGGAAAATAAAATTTTGGAAATGATAGAAGAGGAAAAAAAAAGAAGAAAAAAAACACCAAAAAAAGAATCTGAATCTATGATTCTTCGTAAACCAAAAAAAATGACAATGTTTTCTAATGAAGCTCCTATGGAATTACCAATAGCAAAAATGTTTTCAATAGGAAAAAAGTAATCTTTACAACAAACCTCTCAGATTGATATTTATTAAATATGGGATTATCTAAAGAGCAAGTAATGATTGAATATGTTAAGTGTATGAACGATACTCCGTACGCCCTTAGAACATATCTCCAAACATACGATAACACAGTTTCAATGTATGTTCCATTAGAATTATTTCCCGATCAAATATTACTACTTAAAGATTATGAAGAATATGAAGAAAATATTGCTTTAAAATATAGACAAGCTGGTGTATCAACGGTTACGGCAGCTTGGGTTTCAAAAAAATTAGTATTTGCAAAAAAAACTCAACCAGAAAAAATATTAATAATTGCAAACAAACTTGACACATCTCAAGAAATGGCAAATAAAATCAGGGCTTTTGTGTCTCAATGGCCATCATGGGTTGGAGCTGGTTTTGCTGTTGAAAAAAATTCACAAAGACATTATAAATTAACAAATGGATCTGAGGTTAAGGCAGTTGCAACATCAAAAGATGCACTTCGTGGTTTTACACCAACTATTCTTGTTTTTGATGAGGCGGCCTTTATTGAGGCAGATAATGATTTTTGGGCGGCTTGTATGGCGTCCTTATCCACCGGTGGTAAAGTAATAGTAATATCCACCCCCAATGGGTATGACCCAATTTATTATGAAATTTACGACCAAGCATTAAAAGGAATGAATCAGTTTAAAATTTCCGAAATGTATTGGTATAAAGATCCAAGATATACAAAAGAATTATATTTAGTTCCAACAAACGATATTGTTCATTATTTGTTAAATCGCGATGATCACGACCTATCAAAAAATATATCATTTTCAAATAGTGACCCATACAATAGAGATTATGAAGAACTTTATCATTTTTTTAAACAAGGATACAAACCATGTTCCCCTTGGTATGAAAAAATGGTTAAAAAACTTAAATATGACAAAAGAAAAATAAATCAGGAATTAAATTGTGAGTTTTTAGGGTCTGGTGATAACGTGTTTGACAATAATCAACTTGAGGAAATAAAAAACAACTCACTTGAAGAACCCAAGTCAAAACTTATGGGTAATTCTATTTGGATTTGGAGCGATCCTGTTGAGGGTCATAAATACATTATGGGGGTTGACGTTTCTAGAGGTGATAGTGAGGATTTTTCATCAATTCAAATTGTTGATTTTGATAATAGAGAACAGGTTTTTGAATATGTTGGAAAAATTCCTCCAGATACTTTAGCTGAAATAGCATATAAGTGGGGAATGATGTATAACGCATTTGTTGTTGTCGATATAACAGGAGGAATGGGAATTACAACAGTTAGAAAAATGCAAGAACTTGGATATAGAAGTCTTTACGTTGAGGGAATCGATCCGTTTAATATTTGGGCAAACAATAAAACGTCTGTTGAAAAAATTCCTGGAATAAATTTTAACAATAAACGAGTTCAAATAATAGCCGCGTTTGAGGAGTGGGTAAGACATAAATTTAAAATTAAAAGTGTTCGATTATACAATGAGATGAATACCTTTATTTATATTAATGGAAGACCAGATCACCAAAAAGGCCAACATGATGATTTAATAATGGGAATTTCAATGGCAATCTACATTGCTGAATCATCATTTTCAAAATTAGAAAAAGCCACAGAACAGGCAAAATCAATGCTTGAGTCATGGGCTGTAGTAAATAATGAATCGGTGTCTAAAGAGGCCCATTTTGATCCTTCAATACCCAATCAAAATGTTATAAATGAAAGATATGGGTTAAATAATAATGGCGCATCAAAAGAAGACTATCAAAAATATAGTTGGTTATTTGGTGGTTTAATAAAATAATATAATGGGATTAGAGTTTAGAAAAAGATCAGGAAAACTTGCTAATGGATCACGATTGATTGTTCCCGGACAAATTACTACCGGACAAAAAGTTTTTCCTAACACTTTTAGTCAAAAAAGCGCACCACCAAATCCTAAATTAGAATCTTTACCAATTGTAACACCAACAAATACCCCAACTCCTAGCGTTACACCAACATTAACGCCTACACCTACCCCTAGCTTTACACCAACATCTACACCAACTCCTACACCTAGCGTTACACCAACACCTACACCAGAACAATTGATTAATCCAATAATAACAGAAAACGGAGAATATATTGTTGTTGGTAACGAAGAATATTTAATGTTTTGATTGTAAGTTTACAAATTCTAACTAACTATTGAAATATTTATATATATAGTTAAATTTTTAATATGGAAAATAATAATAATCAAAATCTAACAGTTTGGCAAAAACTATCTAAAACATTTGGACCTGATGGGACATTAGGTCAAGGGGAACCTGACTATAGGTTAGATAAATCAGAAATTTTAAAAACTAAAGACAAGGCAGAATACGAAAGAGAAAAACTACAAAAACAACAATCCCTTTATTTGGGGGCTAACTGGACTAAAGTTGAAAATAATCTTTATACTCAAGCTGTTTATTATGAACCCACAAGATTGGCCGCGTTTTATGATTACGAATCAATGGAGTATACCCCCGAAATTTCAACAGCTTTAGATATATATTCTGAAGAATCTACAACACCAAACCAGGATGGATATGTTCTTCAGGTGTATTCAGAGTCAAAAAGAATAAAAAGTATTTTAGTTGATTTGTTTGTTAATGTTTTAGACATTAATACCAATTTACCAATGTGGATTAGAAACATGTGTAAGTATGGTGATAATTTTGTTTATCTAAAATTAGATTCAGAAAAAGGGGTAACAGGTTGTATGCAATTACCAAATATTGAAATTGAAAGATTGGAGAGGGGTATTGAATCTAAAACTAGCACTGCAACGGTTAATGTTAATAGAAAAGATCTTAAGTTTATTTGGAAAGTTAAAAGCACTGAATTTAATACTTGGGAGATTGGCCATTTTAGGTTATTAGGTGATGATAGAAAACTACCTTATGGGACATCAATGTTAGAAAAGGCTCGTCGTATTTGGAAACAATTGGTATTGGCAGAAGACGCGATGTTAATTTATAGAACGTCAAGAGCTCCCGAAAGAAGAGTTTTTAAAGTATTTGTTGGTAATATGGACGACAAAGATGTAGAACCATACGTTCAAAGAGTTGCAAATAAATTTAAAAGAGATCAGGTTGTTGATAGAAAAACGGGAAATGTAGATTTAAGATTTAATCAAATGGCCGTGGATCAAGATTACTTTATTCCTGTTAGGGATGCTGCAGCAACTATGCCAATTGAAACATTACCTGGTGGAACCAATTTGTCTGAAATTGCAGATATTGAATACATCCAAAAGAAATTAGTTACCGCTCTTCGTGTTCCAAAGGCTTATTTAGGGTTTGAAGAACCAGTTGGTGATGGTAAGAATTTATCTTTATTAGATATTCGTTTCGCAAGAACAATTAACAGGATTCAAAAATCCGCAATTGCAGAAATGAATAAAATAGCAATCATTCATTTATTTTTAATGGGGTTTGAGGATGAATTATCAAATTTTACATTACAACTTACAAATCCATCAAAACAAGCCGATTTATTAATGATCGACGTTTGGGCGACAAAAATTACATTATATAAAGACATGGTTAGTGAAATTCCTAAATCAATCCAACCAGTTTCCGCTACTTGGGCTAAAAAACACATTTTTGGGTTTTCTGATGATGAAATTAAAAACGAACTATTACAAATTAGAATGGAAAGAGCGGTTTCTGCAGAATTAGATAATACGGCAACAATAGTAACTAGAACAGGAATTTTTGACACCGTAGATAGACTTTACAAACCTGTAACAGGAACAACATTACCAGCGGGAGGAGCACCAGCTGCGGGTGCAGGAGGAGCTCCACCACCACCTGACGCAGGAGGGGCACCACCACCACCACCACCAATACCTGAATCAATAAGAAAAGATAAAAATAAATTAATATTAGAATCAAATGAGGATGATTTTAATGAAGATGAGTTTTTAGATTTTAAAAAAATAAATAATTCTTTAGGTGATTTAGAAGATCAATTATCAAAACTTCTTGGTGATTAGTATTTATTAATATGAGTAAATTCAAAAATCTTACTGAAAAAAACATGAGGTTCATTTTAAAAAAGATGAATAATGATATTGGTAAATATGGTCAACCAAGAGAATTAGTTTCGGGGGTTAATGAAAAAATAGTTAAAGACATTTTAGACGATATTGGAATGGCGATTGAAACCGAAGATTTTTCATTTATTTATTCGTTATACCGAATGAACCCTAATTATGAAACTGAGCCAATTAAAATTCCTGAATTACATACTTACGAAATTATCACAAGAAGATATGCAACAATTAGTGTTAAAGAAATGTGGAAAAACACGGTAGATAGTTACTTAGAAGATGAGGACGATGTTCAAGATTTTGTGGGTTGGTTTGATAATTCAGATTGGTGGGATGGTGAGATGATTGACAGAGATGAATATGATGAAGAAACAACTGACACCGATATTGATGAAATAAACAAAATATCTTGATATTTATTTAAAAAAATACAAATGTTTGGAGAATTAAAATCAAAAATAGAAATTTACTTAAGTGAGTCGTATAAAAAGGGAACTTTAAAAGATAACTTATTTATATTTGAGGAGTTAGTGTTAAAAAACAAAAACATATCTAGAATATTTTTTTTGTATGATGAATTGTCAACTAAAAAAGGTCTTCAAGAAAGTATTGTAAATGAATTTATAAATGAATCAATCACCGCATATGAAAATTTAACTAATAAGGTAAATCCTTATAGTTTAAAAGAAATTAAAATGTGGGTTGGTCACATAAAATGTGAAAACAAATATAAAGAAATAGATAATCTGTTTTCAACAGACGTTTTAACTTTAGAAAGTAAAATTAAGAGTAAAAAAATTATTTGCGAAATTTTAAAAACTAAAGAACAAGAAAAAAAAGAAATCATTAAGGTTCCATTAAAGTCAATGTTAAATGTTGCAAATAAAACTGTTGGGAAATTTATTTCCTCATTAAAAGAATCAGAACAAAAAGAACTTAAAAAAATTCTATCAACACCAAAAACACAGTTAATTGAAAATTACAATGACGCTAAGGATTTGGTTTTAGAAAAGTTAAATGAAAAAAAAAATAATGAAAACGATTCTGACACAATTAACACAATAGATCAAGTTTTATTAAAAATTCAAAAAGAATCTTTTTCAGAATTAAACTATTATCATTTAAAACAACTTAAAGAAAGTCTTTAATCTTTATTTAATTTTAATTTTTGAATATAAATCGCCTTTTTGTTTTTTTCTCTATTAAGTATAGATGGTTTAATATACTCTTTTTTGTTTAATAAGATTTCATTTTGATTTGTATTAATTAATTTTCTCTTTAAAAGTTTTAAGGATTTCTCAATACCCCCCTTTTTTACTGTCACGATTAACATATTTTCATTTTATTAGGTTTGTTGATATAACAATAATAATTAATTATAATTATATCAAAATAAACATTAAGTATATGAAGAAAATTTATGAAGAAAGGAAAAACTGCCAAACTAAACGGGTATAGATCATTTAAATCACAATATGGGACAATTGATTCCCAAAATTTAAAATCAATTTTTATAAACATACAAAGTTGGGTAGAACCAAAATATGAGGCGGAGGATTGGAATAGGGTCGTATTAAACATGTCAAGATCCGTTAAACACACACTTTTAAATAACATAAATAAAGATATTATTGATACTAAATTTATTGTTGATCTTGATTTAAGAACTAGTGGATTACATCTTAAAAAAAAATCATTTATGAATTTAGAGATTAATTTGTTTCTGTTAGAAAAAATGGATTTTAAATCTCCAAAATTAAAAAGAATTGTAAAAAGTTTAATTAAATTAATATATGGGGAAATAATGAATAAAAACAAATATTTTAAATTTTATCTTACTAAAAATGGAAATACAAAAATCATAAAGAAAGAAACTGAAACTATTTAGTATTTATATATAAAATAGATAGATGGAAAACTTAAAAATATTGGGACCAAAAGATTCCGGACGTGGGATTCTTGTTGAGTATGACGCTGGTTATATAGACCCAAATGAACGAAGAAACTTATCTATGATAAGAGAAAATCGAGATATGTTGGATCACTCAAAACCATTTGAGTTTTACGCTGTTTTACAAAAATACAATACCCCAAATAGAAACGGAAGAATTTATCCTGAAAAAATATTAAAAAGAGAAGCTGATAATTATAAAAAAATTATTAATAAAGGAACATCTCTTTCTGAGTTAAACCATCCTGAATCTTCTCTAATCGATTTAGATAGGGTTTCTCACATGATCACAGAAATATGGTGGGATGGTCCTGTTTTATTGGGTAAATTAAAATTACTAACAAGTCCAGGTTTTCACGAAAGAGGTATTGTATCAACAAAAGGTGATTTAGCGGCCAATTATTTACGTCAAGGTGTTACATTAGGAATATCTTCTCGTGGTGTTGGATCATTAAAAAAAGTTGGGGAACAAAATGAAGTTCAGGATGATTTTGAATTAATATGTTTTGATCTTGTATCTTCACCGTCTACCCCTGGTGCATACTTATTCACAGATAGAAACGATAGAATGAAATACGAAGAAAATTTAGATGAAGAAAAAAGAATGTCCGTAGAAAGAAATGTTGGGGAGTCTGGTAATAAATCGCTTGACTTAATGAAAAGATTAACTCATTATTTAGATAAATAAAAAAAATTATTATGGACGAAAAGTATTTTATATCAAGAATTACAACCGATGTGGTTGATAATGAAACAGGAAAAGTAAAAAAAATGAAAGAAGAAAAATTAGTAAAAGGATATAGCCCAACAGATGTTGAGGCTAAAGTTACTAAAATTTTTGAAAATTATTCAATGGATTGGAGAATAACAGCAATTGTTGAATCAAAAATTAATGAGGTTATTGAAAATTAAAATATTTTTAATAATATAAAAAAGGAAAAAGAAAATAATCTTTTTCCTTTTTTTATGCCTAAAAAATAAAAAATTATTGTTTTTTTAAAAGTTAATGATATTTATTGATGAACTATTATAAAAAAATATGAATTATAACAAAAATGTAGTAGAAGACGCTCTATTTCAAATACGAAATTTGGAAGAGACTCTTCAAGAGAACGCAAAAGGAATACTTCAATCTACAATGAGTGAAGAAATCAAACAATTAGTAAAAGAATCTCTTAGAGAACAAGATGAGATTGAAGAACCCGTTGACGACATGGAGGATGAGGACATGGAAATGGACGATGAGGACATGGAAATGGACGATGAGGACATGGAAATGGATGATGAAGACATGGAAATGGACCCTGAAATGGAAATGGACCCTGAAATGGATGATGAAACTATTGATATGACAGACGCATCTGATGCGGAAGTTCTTAGAGTTTTTAAAGCAATGGGGGATGATGATGGAATCGTAATAAAAAAAGAAGGTGGTAATATAAACCTTAAAGACGGTGATAATGAATATATGATTCAATTAGGAGAATCTTACGGTAATAATCGTAATCAACTAATATATGAAATAGAAATGGACGGAATGGGTGATGAGGATAATGATTTCTCAGACGAAGATGATTTCTCAGACGAAGATGATTTCTCATACGAAGATGAAGATGAAATGGGATTTGAAACTCCTGTGAGAGACGCAATCAGATCACATAAAGGCAGGTTCGAAACTCCTGTGAGAGATGCGATCAGATCTCGTGGAAATAGATTTTCAGAAATGGATGATGATGATGATGATGAAGAAACATCATATGAGTTGGAAATAGATGGAGATGATGATGATGAAGAAACATCATATGAGTTGGAAATAGATGGAGATGATACTGAAGGTATGGGAAGAATGGAATCTATGGAAGGTATGGATGATGATGGTATGGGAATGGATGATTTAGGTATGGGAATGGATGAATATACTGAAGGTATGGATTATAATGAAGATATGGACATGAATTCTGTTGAAGATGTAATGGAAGCGGTTAAAAAATCTTTAAAATCTTTAAAATCAAAAGGAACTGAAAACCGTAGAGGTCCTAAATTTTCATATGACAAAAAACCTAATATGGGTGGCGGATTTAACGAAAAACGAAAAGAAGCGTTTGGTAAAGGTATTAAAGCCACTGGAACAGGAAAACCAAAATTTGAATATAAGGAAGGTATGAACATGGAAAAAGGATCTATGGCTAAAAAAGTTGAGACCAAAGAAGCGGCAAGAACTTATGGTAATGGATCTAAAGATGGTAGCCGTGGTTTAAGAAAAGCGAAAACAAACAACAGAAATTATGAATACAGTCCATTTAAAATTTCGGAAAACTATTCAAATAATGAAGTTTATTTATTAAAAGAAAAAAATGAAGAATACAAAGCGGCTCTTGATGTTTTTAGAACAAAATTAAATGAAGTTGCGGTATTTAATTCTAACTTGGCTTACGCTACAAGACTTTTTACCGAACATTCAACAACAAAACAAGAAAAAATAAATATTTTAAGAAGATTTGATAATCTTGAATCTTTAAAAGAATCAAAAAACCTATATAGAACAATTAAAGGTGAATTATCATCTAATGGTTCAACAGGTGAACAAAAAATAAACGAGTCAATTCAAAGAACTGTTAATAAAACTGCTGATACAGGATCTTCAGTTAATTTGATTGAATCAAAAACGTATGAGAATCCACAATTTTTAAGAATGAAGGATTTAATGACAAAAATAAAATAAACTAAAAAAATAAAAAACCAAAAAAAATGGGAGCATTATTAGAATCAGGTCTTGTTGGTAACATCGGGTTAAAACACCTTAAAGTTATCAAAGAAGATACAATTAACAAATGGGATCGTTTAGGATTCCTTGAAGGTCTTAGAGGCCACCTAAAAGAAAACGTTGCACAATTATATGAGAACCAAGCGTCTCACTTAATTAACGAAGCAACATCAGACGGAGCATCTAACGGAGCTTTTGAAACAGTTGTTTTTCCAATCGTAAGAAGAGTATTCTCTAAATTATTGGCTAACGACATCGTATCTGTACAAGCTATGAACTTACCTATCGGTAAATTATTCTATTTTGTGCCTAAAATTCAAGGATACGCTAACGGATCTTCATACGACGCTAATGGAAACTTACAAACTGGAGTACAAGACTCTGGAGGTGAGCATTACGCACCTTATGGAGCACCTAACTCACCTAGTACTCAAACACCAAACAGTGGTTACGGAGATGCAAGTGCAACTAACTTCCCTTTCAAAAAAAATCTTTATGATTCATTTTACGAAGGTAATGAAGCTGGTTTAGATCCTCCAGGATTGTTCGATTACTCTAAAGGTAAATGGACCGCAGTTACTGCTACCACAGCTGTACAAGTATGGGCTGGTAGTAGCTTAGTTGATTCATCATTAGACGCTTATTCAGGAAACACAAGAAAAGTTATTATGAAACTTTGTGGTTTTGCAAATGCTGGAACTGGAAAATTAATTGGTCCTGACGGTAGTGAAATTGATACAGAGTCTTTTCTTTCTGATTTAAGAATTTATGGAACTTCAGTTATTTCGGGATCTTCAACACCATGTAACGTATTACAAAATGCTGCTGGTCAGTATGTTCCTCTATTATTTAGAGTAGTAACTCAAATTTACGGTCAAGGTATTGTTACTCCAACAAGTACTAACACACAAACCGCATTTGGAAACAATGGTAACAACTACAATAACGCATCAACTCCTCCAACAGGAAATGGTGGAAGTTATAATGACATCTGTTCTCAAAATGGTTGTATATACTTAGAAGTAGATCTTTCTTGTCCTATATGTGCTGATTGTGATTCAACATCACTTGACGGATACACAGGTAGTACAATCTACTCAGGTACTTCAGGCGGTTCTTTCATAGCTTTCTATAGAAGATATGCAAACCTTGAGTTTGAAGATGAAATTGGTGAAGTTTCTTTTGACCTTGAGTCAGTTACAGTTTCTGTTACAGAAAGAAAACTAAGAGCACAATGGTCTCCTGAATTGGCACAAGACGTTGCAGCATTCCATAACATTGACGCTGAAGCTGAATTAACAGCATTATTGTCAGAACAAGTGGCTGCTGAGATTGACCGTGAAATTTTACGTGACTTACGTAAAGGTGCAGCTTGGAACCTACGTTGGGATTACAACGGATGGAGAAGAATTGCTAACCAAGCTTCTTATACTCAAAAAGACTGGAACCAAACTTTGATTACAGCAATTAACCAATTGTCAGCACAAATCCACAAATCTACATTAAGAGGTGGAGCTAACTGGATTGTTGTATCTTCTGAAGTTTCAGCTATCTTTGACGATTTAGAATACTTCCACGTATCTAATGCGGCTCCTGATCAAGATCAGTATAACATGGGTATTGAAAGAGTTGGTACATTATCAGGTCGTTACCAAGTTTACCGTGACCCTTACTTCCCAGCTAACCAAGTGTTAGTAGGACACAAAGGAACGTCATTGTTAGACACAGGTTACATCTACGCACCGTACGTACCTCTACAATTAACACCTACAATGTATAACCCGTTCAACTTTACTCCGATCAAAGGAATAATGACGAGATATGCAAAAAAGATGGTTAACAACCGTTTTTACGGAAGAATTACCGTTGATGGTGTTAGAACATTCGATTTAAGAGAATTGAGATAATCAAAATCTTAAAAAATAACACTAAAGGGACAAGAAATTGTCCCTTTTTTTATGTATAATAAATTACTTAATTAAAGTCCTAATAGATTTTGATATCACTTCAGATTCACCAATAGTGAACACTCCTTTAGAATGTGCGGATTTAATCGCCTCAATAAGGTAATATAAAGCGTGGTCATTATTCATCGTTGATAGTATTATTTCAAGATGTTCTTCACTTAATAAATCAATGGTTCCAAATAAATTACCATAATTTGTATTTTCTTTTTCCATATTTAAAATATAAGATATTTATAATATATAATCAAATGGATAGACTTAGTAAAATTATAAAAAAAGTAATAATGGAGACGACTAGTGATAGTCGTGGATCTAGAGGTTCATATGTTTCACCATTGTTACCTGGATATAGAGAATTTGATAAAAATCAAATGGCTCCATTTACTGAATTTGTAAATCAATGGGATGATGCATCTTTAGATCATGATAGTTTAGATGGTAAAATGTCCACAGATCCTAAAACCATACGAAGAAAAGAAAAAAGGGCTGAAAAAATTTCTAAATTTATGAAAAATAATCCTGACAAATTTGCTTGGTCTGAGGATGCGGGAATTATTAATTCATTACCATTTCATAATACAGATGCCAAACCTATAAAAAATTATGACCCAAAAAAAACAACGGTAAGTTTAGATGGGGTTGTTAGACAAATAACAAAAAAAATTAAAGAATCAATTAACGATTATGATTTAAATTACCCACCATTAAATCAAAATAGGGTTGAATTTTTAGAAAAAGTTCCATTTAATGAATGGATTGAGATTTCTGACAAAGGAACTATAAATGAAGATTTGGCAGTTTGGTTTGGTAAAAAGAATAAACCTAAGGGATCTTCTCAACCAAAAGGGCCTTGGGTTAACATTTGTAGTAAAGTTGACGGTAAACATCCTCCCTGTGGACGACAAGATACCTCTAAAGGTTCATACCCTAAATGTAGAGCCGCTGGTGTTGCTGGTAAAATGAGCGATTCAGCAAAAAGATCTGCTTGTCAACGTAAAAGGTCTGCCGAAAAAAATGATACACAATCCGGTAAAGGACAAAAACCTATTATGGTTAGTAATAAATAATCAATAGATTTTTTTGGTTGGTAAAATTTTAATCGAAATTAGAAACTCGTTCTAAGATATTATGTAAAGAGTTAGTGATTTGTGAATTAACGTCAACCTCATAATTAAGTCTTCTCTTATCTGCCTCAAGATCAAAAATATATGTTAATCTTTCCCAATCCCTATCATGTAGTTTAACATTATAATTATAAACGTGATTAGTGATCTCAACTCTATGGTCTGTCATTGTTATGAAAATTTTCATATCGTCATTTTTAAGATAACGTTTATCAGACATTGGGGCTATCATAAATTCCGTATTTTTATGTTGAATTATTTTAAGACATATTTTAAAACACGTCTTTTCATACGATATGATTTCATTTTGATAGGTTGGTATAATAGTTGAAGATTTTTTTGACCAAATATAAAATTTAAGTTTTAATCTACTAAAAAATCTTTTTATTTTGTTTTCCATATAAATATATTGTTTGTATCTACAAATATATAGATATTATTTGAATAAAAAAATATTTTTAAAAAAAAATTAACAATAAGATCCTGAACAATGTTTTTTACCGTCAAGACCTTTGATTTTTCCTTTACATACTTGAACAGCGTGACCATTTGCATAAGCACTTGGATACACGTCATATTTTGACTTTGCTGATGCCTTACCTCTTGCGCAAAGAGGTGTTCCTGTTTTTTTACGACCTTCCATCATGACCATGTCTTCATCATCCATGTTCATCTCCATACCGTCTCTTTCCGTCTCATTCATTAAAAAATCAAATACTTGATCCATATTGTTTTTTGCTTCTGAAATATGATCTTGTGCCCAATCGTGACCATTATCTAAAATAGATTCAACCATGTCTTGGTCCATATCTAATAATATTTCACATTGTCTTTTCATTTGTTCTAAATTTGAAAAGAACATATATCTTTGAGATTTTTCTTCGTGTGTTTCTCTAATAACTTTTCTAATAATTTGATTTAAATTTCTCATGTCTAATTATTTAACCCATTTACACCACCTAAAGTAACCGCATTTAATTGAATCACTTCAGTTCCATAATTATCCGTCCAAACTGGATGAGGGGGATTAACAGCTACCACAACGGTTGATCCGCTCATATCATCACAAACTTGAACACATATTATTTGTTCTGTGTAAGCACTTCTTGGAGATTCAAAATCAAAAATATTATTGTTATTATTACAATCTTCACAACCAGTAAAAACTGCGATCGCGGTATAACTTGTAGGTGCGGGATCTCTTACCGACGACCCAACAGTCCCACATATTACACCGCTTGTTGGTGAACTAAATGAGATTACCTCACCCGGATTTAGGGTAAGTGATCCCTCATCAACCTCAATTTGGTCACCTCCTTGACAAGGAGCCACATAATATAATGTTGCCATAATTTTTTATTATAAATATCTGTTTATTCTACTTTTTCATTTACGATTTGAAAATTTATTTGTTGTTTGTAAACATTAACTTGACCTGAGGTCGTCACTTTAATATCTATAAAATACTGGTTAGGTATTTTATCTCTCGTATCAAAGATAAAGTAGTATTCATTTGGGGTTCTATTTAACTCCGTCCAATCTTGAACTGTTACTTCTGTTGTTCCTTCTTTTACATAAACTCTATATTGTCCATCGACATTTGGAAGTTGTTTATTAGTTGTATAAGCTTGTTTAATTATAACACCCACTTTTCTAATGTCGGTATTTAAAATCTTTTCATTTTGTTTTATTCCATAATAAGAAAACCCGTATTGTGATGGATCGTTTGTTGATGTTCCAATTTGTATTGATTTTCTAAATGGATAAACAGTAAATTCGTTTATTTGATTTTGTAAACTAAAACCATTTAGTTTTAAATTTGACCAAATATCAGTAAACATACAAGGAGTTTTATATCCTGTTAATGGTGGAATTGTTACCTCATAAACTCCTTTAGTTTTTAAACAAGTTGTTAAATTCTGCAATCCTTGTATTGGTATACCTCCCGAATCAGAAATAGAAACTAATGGTGTTTCGTCTAAATTTTTAAAATCACCATCTTCATAGATATATAAATAAAGTTTGTTTACTTTCCCTAAACTAAAATTATTTCTGTCATCATTGATTATATCATCGTAGGTTGTGAGTAGATATGGTTCATAGAATGTTTGTGTGTGTCTTGTAAAAAACCCAACCGAATAACTACCCGTTGTTCCCCTTAAATTCTCTACATCAGGTAAGTATGCGATTCCCCATCCTGTGGATCCAGTAATTGTCCCATTAAGAATCATATTAATTTCATCTGTCATGTCAAACTCAATATTTTCATTACCAAACTCAAAATGTTGTATATCTAAAATTGTGATAGATGAAAAAGGAACCGAACCTAAATTTAAATTATTATATATTCCTTGTTGTTGCCAATTATTTATTGTTGTTCTTTGAAACCAATTTGATGGTCTTTCTGAATAATCTCTGTTTGGACCTAAAGGTTCCCCATAATCATAAAAATCATACCCAACACCTTCATCCCAATATTGAGGTTGATTATCATCAAAATCTATTGGTGGTATTCTAAAAAGTATTAAATCAAACGATGTTGCCCTAAGACTACCGTCAGGCATAGATGTATTTAATAATTCTTCATTAAACGATGAGGTGTTTGTCATCTTTAATACGTGTGTGGTTTGGTTTGTGCATCCTGTTGATATTACTCCAGTTGCCGATTTTTCTTTTAGAAGTGTTAAATCTAAATCAAAAATAAAACGAGAATAACCTATTGGACTTGAGAGACCACCATCACCATAATAAAGTTGTGTAACAGGATTTCTACCAGTATTAACATAACTATTTAATACGATAGTATTGTTTCTACTAAAATAAGAGTTATTGATTGACATTTACTTTTTATTTATAAATATCAATTAATTCTAATATTTTGATTTAAAATTGAATTATCGGCATCTTGTAGGATTTTGTTTATCTGATCCAACTCCGTACCATCAATCCCTATTGGAATTGGAGCTTCATTTATATTATGAACATGTGAGGATAAAAACTTAACAATTAGTGTTAATAGTTTCATTAACTCATTCCCTCTAACCATTGGGTCGGTGTTAGGTAACATAACATCTGTAAAATATGGCTGACTAATACCATATAAAGTTTCTTTTGGTTGTAGGTTAATTTTTGATTTAGATGGTATGTCTGAATTATGAGATAACATGTAAACAAAATCCGCCGCCAATGTGCTGTAAGAAATAGGTTTAGGCGTATAGACTGGTTGTTCCAACAATACGGATTTAAAAGTTAACTGTTCTCCAACAACATTTTCTTGCCAAACTAAAACACTACCAAATTGTTTATCAGATGGTAATAATTTAATTCTTTTGAAGAAACTATTAACCATATTAAAATCTGACGATCCTGAAGACGCCAATTTATCTACGTTATTTTTGTTTGGTCTAAAATAAAATGGAAATTGTTTAGTTAATTTAGAACTTGAATCAAACGGGTATTGTTCATACCCATCAACATTTATTTTTCCTTTATTAATTCCGTAAATAAATTGATTAATTATTTTTACGCCTTCATCCAATGTTTTTCCTGTAAACTCTAAAGTATATTCAGGACTACTCTTAAAATCATCTAATGTGGTGGTCATATTAATTTCAGTGCTTTTTGTTTTATCTTTGGGTAATAAAGAATATAACATTACATTACCATTATAAAACGTAGATCCTGTAACACCACCACCTGCGGTATTACCTGTTATAATTATTTGATCGGTAATTTCCCACTCAACCAATTTTTTAACCAATTGTGGTAAATTTTCAAAAATTCTTTTTTTAATTGGGTCATTATATTTTTTTTCTAAATCAAACATAGAAATTTGAAGAAACGACCTATTTTGTCTTGGGGTTGGTAAATTAAAATTTGATGTTTGGGTTGTAATGTTTTTTCCCGCCCTAACTAAGACCTCATCTTGTTTAACAATTACATCCGCAGTTCCTCTACCTAAAAGTGAGTTATCTCCTGGTTCAGGATATATACCATATGATTGACCTTTATTTTCAAAAGTTACTTTGTCCTTTATGTCGTTTGCTTGTTTTAAAAATTCACCACTGGCTAACATGGCCTCTGAACTATGCCAATCTTCAAAATTATTATTTTGAGGTCGTGTTATTGGCCCTTGAATATAAAATTTTGAATTGTCTACTTGTTGTTTTTTGTTGTAATAGAATATATGTATATATTCATCAACTTTTGGAACTTGACTAATATAATAAGGAAGTAACGGTAAATAAATTAATGGATCTTCAGAAGTCCACTCTTTACTAGGGGTCCAATCTTCGGGTAATAACTGAGACTCTACGGCGTCTGCCGCCAATCCTCTAATTCTTCCCAACATCAATGGATCTTGATTATTTAATACGTATCCCTGAAATATTACTTTATCTAAATTCATTTTTTACCGTTCCTATCAGTGTATTCTTTATGTAATAAATTATAGGTATTTTCTAATTTATCTAAATGTTGTGTTAGTTTAATTACGTTTTCTTTTGTATAATTAAAATCTTCTTGGATAAAATCCATTGCCATTTGAAGATCTTTGTTTGATCTTTCCTTATGTTCTTTAATAATTAATAAAATCTCACCTGATTTTATTTTTTTTTCGTTTAGATTAAAAGAATTTTCCATATGCGTCTTTGGGAATTGTTACTCCTGACGGAGTTACTGTTAAAACTCCAATACCAATTGAAACTTTACCATTTTCGGCAATTTCTTTAGAGTTACCGTCAATCATTGATTTTATTGATGCTAGGAATTTATTAGGGCTTCCGTCAGGCATTGGTCCTGTTGGTACGCCAATTTCTTGTAAGTTTTGTACGGTGTTTAAAAATGACCTAGTTGCAGAGAATCCGTCTAAAGATTTTGCGGCTAATAATAAAGGTAATGGAATTTCACCTCCGGCGTTTGCAATAGAATTTATTTTTTTAGTTATACCAACATTTAAAAGTTGTAAAAGTTCATCTATAACACTTTTACATTCTCTAAAATCTTTAGTAATTTTAATTAAAATTGGTAAAATTGAAATTATAGAAAGTATCATAATATATTTTTTCTTTTGTTTTTCAGTTACAATATCCTCTAAAATTATTGAAACTAATATTTTAATTTCTTTTTTTAACTCGTTAAAAATTGCTTTGGTAAAAATGGCAGAAATCCTTGTTAAAACCTCTTTAAAAAAATTTTTAAATAATTTTTGAAAATCCTCAATGTTACTTATACTTTTCCAAATTGGTTGGTTTACCATACCAGCTCCAATCATTACTGGAAGTATTGCTTTTGGAGACAAAACCGTGCTCATAACTGCTTTTATAAATTGCTCAAAAAACCCATCGTCTAATGATAACTTAAAGGCAGGATCTTCGTCTACCACAGGATATATAATACCAAGAGCGTCATTTATTTCATTTACGTCTGAAGTATCTTCAAAAAAGTTTAGATTGTCTAATGCGCTTAATACCGCATCAACATTTAAAGGAACTTTAAGATTATCACATTCCTCAAACTCTATAACACCTAATTTTATGTCTGAGGTTATTTGATCTATAATTCTTAAATCAACGTCATTAAATTCATAAAACGATTCATCAACATTATCAATCTCGGAAAGTTTAGATGTTCCACCAACCTCAATCTCTTTAGTATTGTCCGAACACAATCCTAACATTCTTTGCATAATTATTAAAGTTTTTTGAATTGATGATAATTTTAGTTTACCGTCACCTCTACCAAATGAAATAGCTCCAGTTACATAATCAACCAAGTTTGCAAAAAAAGTTTTATAATCTAAAATATCAATTGTACTGTAATAGTCATTTAAAAATTCATCAATAGTTGGAAATGTTTGTCTTGGTTTTAAATCAACTTTAAAAAAACTACCTTGTATTGTTTGGTTCGTTGGAATATCTAAATAACTTTCCACATATGTTATATCAAAAAGATTTTGTTGTGACGTTCCCAAATAATCACTACCAGCAACAGCGGTATAAGGTTGATTTAAATTTTGAGTTCTATCATACATTTGTCTATTCATTGAATATGGAAATGTATTAAACGATATATTTTTTGGTTCATAAAATAATTTACCAATTCTATCATCGGGTGAGGATTCAAAAATACCAAACAAATCAACAGATTTTACAGGAATATGATAAGTTAAATTAAACTGATATGATTGTAAATTACTACAAGCTAAAACTTTTTTTAACTCTTCAATTAGTATGATTTTAATTTCTGGTTTAATTTTTTTTAAAGAATTTAAAAAAACTCTTTTAATTAATTTGTCCGTTTCTAACCCACTACCTTTAACTTGTTTTAATTGTTTTATAAGTTCATCTGTTAAAGTTTTTGCGTTTGAAGTATGTTTTTTTCTCCATTTAACAAAATCGTCAAGAGGTTTTTTTAGTTTTTTATTAGCCAACTCCTGTGAGTCACCAGATTTTTTTTTTAATTCGTCATAATCTTTTTTATATTCCTTATAAATCTTAAAAACATTTGTTTTTTCAGTAGATTTTTTTAATTCAGCATTTATATCAACAGCCATTTTTTAATTATTTATTCATTTTATAAGTATTATCTTTTTCAATATCTTTTTTTAATAAATTTTTAAAAGTTTCATCTTCAAGATCCAAATCCGACAAAGTAAAATTATCTTCTTGTTTATCCTGAGATTTTTGCCAAATCTGAGCTTGTAGTTTTGATAACGATAGTTTTTTCTCAACACAATCATTAATAATCTTTTGTTGTTTTTCAATAACAGGACCAATAAGAGTCATATCTTCTGGTTCTTTCATCATTGTTAACATCTTGTTTTGTATTCTAATTGCAGTGTTTCTTTGTTCCACAAGTTCATTATAGATCTCTTGCATCAAAGATAACATTGATTCCTTAGTTAAATTAATTTCTTTTTTTTGTGGTCTAGCCATATCATTAATGTTTAAGTAATTCTTGAACTAACTCAAAATACATTTTTTTGTATTTTTTTATTGAGTTTCGTATTTCTTTTGTTGATAAATTTGTCATTTCTCTTAACTCAAATAAAATAATATTTTTATTAAATTTATTATTGTTTGTTTCCGGAAAAAACGTATCATAATTTTCAAAAAGATCGTAAATTGCAGACCCTATTTTTTTTTCTTGTTCGTCAGATGTTATCTTATCTAAATCATCTTTGAGTATTTGTAAAAATTTTTTAATTACATGTTCAGATTTTAAATCATCATTATCTATCAAATAAGACATTTCTGGCCGATTACACAAATCAGATGATATATCTTCATATGATATTTTTCGATTCATTTCTTTTTGATCCTTCATAATTTGACCCATTAGATAATTTTTACAAATTGTTCCAAAGTAAGAATATGCTTTTTTTTCTTTTGATGGTTTAAATTTTTCAATTTTTGTCATTAAAAAAGAATGTGTATCTGTATGTATTTCTTCAAAAGTCATATTTTTTCTATATAACTTATACCTTCTTATTATTGAAGATATCATTTTATCTAAAGGATGTCTTAAAAACTCATTATATATTTTATTTCTTTCTTCTTGAGATTCTGTAATTAAAAAAAGTCTAACTGCGCTCTCTTCTCTTTCATCAAAATAATTATTTACTGTTGGTTTTCTACCTTTCTTTTTTTTTTCTAAAATTATGTTTGTTTCGTCTATAGACATTAAATTTCTTGGGGTTCGTATTTTATTTCTCGTTCGTTAGTGTATGAACACTCTTTTTTTGCGGAATCAATCCAAAACTTTGCCTCATCCTGACTTATTCTATCCTCACCATTTTTATAATTCCAAAAAATAGATCCCTCTCTTAGATTCATGTGTTTATAACCTATTTTTGGAATCGTCATAATTTTTGCTGAATTATATGTTAATCTTAAAAATAACTCATAACCAAATGTTAATTTTATATTAGACTTTAATCCACCAACTTGTTGATACTTTTCTTTATTAAAAACCATTCCAGAAATTTGAAAATTCTGAAAACTTTGTAAAGTTTCATTTGTTAAAATGCCCATTTCAGAAGAAACATTTGCTGCAAATGTTGCTTCGTTTGTGAAACCAGCAAAAATAAATTTTTCATCAATATCAACGACAATAGGAAGAAAGGCGTCTACGTCTTTATAAATATCCATATATTTGGAAACATTTTTAAACCAAATATTTGAGTATTCGTCATCAAATTCTAATATAGAACACCAATTTGATTTTGATATAGAAACTCCGTGATTTACTTGTTTAGCGAAATTAGGTGTTTTGTCCCATAATTCTAAAGTAACCGTTATACCACTAAAGTCATAATCTTTTAAATAATTTGTTAAAAGATCTTCAGATCCGTGTACGATTATTAATTCATTTATATTTTCATTTTGATATTTTACAGACTGTATGCATTTATCAAAAAAGTCAGGAAACCCCAACGCCTTACCCGTTTTTATAGGTAGAATAACTGATATTTTATTATTTGTGCTCATAATTATACTGTTTCAAATTTAGAAAGTTGATCTTCAAAAGACTCTATGCGTTTTTTGAATAATTCGTTAAATAAAGAAATTGTGTCTTTTTCAAATTTCTCTGTTGTTGATATGGAAGATAGTGTAAGTTCCATTTTGGAAAAGAGTTCAGGGTTAAGGTTATCCTCTAACCAATTTTGAATAAAGTCAGATAATACGTCAACAATTAATGTTTTGTTATTAACCCATAATCCGTTATCTTCGTTCATCCAAGAAGGCACGATGTCAGGAACTAAACCTAAAACAGGAATACCCATTTTCATAGACTCAAGTGGAAATGTTCCGTAAGAACTTGTTTGGTCAATCCATATTGAGATAAAACTATCTTTCATTGCTTCAGCAAATTCGGTTTCTGAAAAATTACGAAGGTCTCTAAAACTTATCCACCTATATTGAGGAAATTTAACATAAAATGCTTTAATCAAATTTGCCGTGTCTCTTTGATCCCTTGTGTGAATATTGATTATTGTTTTTGGTGGGAATTTATTTTTTTTAAAGTTATCCGAAATCGATGGTTCTACCACATCAACAGAGATATTTCTCATAACCGATTCAATTAGTTCCTTTTGTTTGTTAGACGTTGTAATACATTTGTAAAACCCTAATTGAGTCCAAGATTGTCCTGGTTGCAATGTTTCAAAAATATTATCAAACGATTGAGACAAAACAATTTTACCACAAGGAAGTTTTGTAATTTGATCCATTACAAATCCATATATTTCAGGTATGATAATAAGGTCGTCAGGAGAAATTTCTAAACTTGTCCCATCAATTGACCTATGTTCAAGATCTGACATATACTCTTCTCCTAACCAAGATGATACCCCAAAGTAATCTGGTTTTTCGTGTAATATAATAGAATTATATCCTTCTTTTTTTAATGCGGTTGCCATTTGATATATATACCTAACAGACGCCTTCGCATTTCCTTTTGTGTCCTGTACCATAAAATAAATTCTTGAAAGTTTTTCTTTCATATTATTTATAGACTTCTCCAACTTTTCGTAATTTTCAGTGCTCATAATTTTTTATAGTTTGTTTATTATGTTTTTCATTAATAATGAATTGAAAGATAATTTGAATGGGATTGAGACTTCATTACTTTTCATTCCCATGTTTTCATCAATTTCTCCGTCTTCCGTTAATACTGTTTCTATCATATTTTTTATCATCTCATATTTAACTAAATGAATTTGAGATTCTCCGGTCGTTATATGTAACTCAACTTCTTTTTCAATCTTATCAATATCAAAGTAGTAATTTTCGCCAAATAATTTAAACATTTTGTTTTATTGTTTTTATTGTGTCATTAAATTCTGAAAGTGAAAAAATTTCATATTCAGATTTAATATGTTTATTGTAATCAGTGACGTATTTAACAACCACTTTTCCTTTGTGTTTATCTAACAATAATATAGGATCCGCAGTAAGTAAAATATCTACTTGATCCCACATAGATTCTTTTGTGATTTCACTAAAAAAAAATATCTTTTCTAATAAACATCCAAATTTAGATAGGAAGAATAATGAGGATGGTTTTGATTTACCAATCTCACTTGAAACAATCATTAACTCATTCTCATCTCTTAACTCAAGATATAAATCGTTTAACATATTAAATGTTGTCATCTCCGTTGATGGGGCGTGACCAAATAATTCCATTGAATATTCTTCATACATAAATGAAAATAATTCCTCACTATTACGAAACGCAAAATGTTTGGTCAAATCTAAAGAGTCAACGTCAGTTAGTTTTTTATATTCAAAAGGAATTATGTCGGACACCTCCAATTCAGTGTTTCCCGATATGTCCACATTATATGTTTTACCCACATACCCATTTGGATCACTTTCAATTAAGTGTTTTTCGTAAAGTTGCCCAAATTTGGTAATAGTATCTCTTAATACCCCATTAATGTCAATTCCTATTCTCTTTGTCATATTCTGATAATATTTTAGTAATTAATGGGTTTCTAACGTTTTTAGCGTCCCTAAAATCATAAACACCAATGTCTGAAACATTACTGAATTTTTGTATTGCGTCGTATAGTCCTGATTGTTTTTTATCTTTATACCTATCAGTCTGTTCAAGATCTCCAGATATAAAAAATTTACTGTTATAACCAATTCTTGTTAACAACAATTTCATTTGATTAGGGGTTGAGTTTTGTGCCTCTTCAAAAATAAGGATTGAGTTATCTATATTCATACCTCTCATATACGCTAAAGCGAATACCTCAATAATTTCTGCCTTCTTTAATTCTTCTCTTGCTTCTTTACCAATAATTTTATTTAATAAATAATAGGATGGGAAAATATATGGGTCTAATTTTTCTTCAAGATTACCAGGTAAAGAACCTAACTTCTCTTCTGCTTCAACCGCCGGTCTAACAATGATTATTTTCTCATATGAGTTATTTGCGTCCAATAAAAGATCTACTGCCGCCTTCATTGCAATAAAACTTTTACCAACACCCGCAGGTCCTGAAGCAACCGTAATTTGATTATTTTTTAAAATGTTATAATAATCTTCTTGGTGCTCAGATAAAAATTTATTTTTTTGTTTTCGTTTAATTATTGAGTTAATTAAATCCTTTTTTGAAAAAGGTTTAGAATCTTTAGTCTCCAATTTAATTATTGGATCTGGTTTTTTTCTTATTGCCATATTTTAATTAATAAATCTTTTTTTACTTTCCCCATCATAGATTTTTTTTCTAAGGTTTGTTGTTGAGTAATTATGATCACGTTTATTGTATATAATTCTAATCCCCCTTTTTTGGCAAATACTTTTTGCTGTGTAATTTTTGTCTTTATAATCCTCACCAATTATTCGAACATCCAAATCTAAAGAACTAAAAAGTTCTTCTAATTCTTCTTCATCATTGTAGGGGATTATCTTATCAACATATTTAACCGCATCCAATTGCAAGTATCTTTCTACAAGAGATTGGATTGGTTTATTTTTATCTTTCCTATCTATTGTTGGGTCGTTTTGTAATGCACATATTAAATAATCACAATGTTTTTTACATTCTTCTAACATAATGATGTGGCCAGTGTGTAATAAATCGAACGTGCTACAGGTTATCCCTACAATTTTATTATTCATCATTTTCTTATAATAGTATAATTTTTTTCAAAATACTCAATAGTTTCTTTTAACCCATCGTATAATGGGGTGAATTTAAAATCGGGTAAATAGTTTTTAATCTTACTATTATCGCTAGGTTTTCTAAATTGCCCGTCAGGTTTAGATGAGTCAAAAATAACATCACCTTTAAAGTTCATCAACTCAACGATAATACCAACAATATCCATAATTGAAATTTCTTCGGAAGTTGATAAAATAATTGGTTCATTTTCGTTATAATTATATAAAACCCATTCAGTTAGTTTTGCAACGTCTTTACTAAAAATAAATTCTCTTAATGGTTTTCCTGATCCCCATATTGTTAGTGGGGTGTTATTTTCTCTTGCCAAATAGCATTTGTGAATTAAAGATGGTATTACATGACCATTTACAATGTCGTAATTGTCGTTTGGTCCGTAAATATTACAAGGGATAACTGATTTATAATTTAAACCATATTGTTCTTTGTATGCTCTAATTTGAATGTCCGCCATTCTTTTTGCGTAGGCATAAGCATCATTTGAAAAATGTGGTGGGCCCAAATGAATTTTTTTTTCAGTAAGGGGATATTCAACCTGATCAGGAAAAACGCACGTTGAGAGAAACGAGACTAAGTTTTTTACTCCTGTTAATCTAGCCCCCTCAATAACATTTGTGTTCATCATAATGTTATCGTAAAAAAATTCACCCTTATGGTTCATGTTTCCACCAACACCTCCTACTTTACCAGCGCAATGAATAACACCATCAAATTGTTTTAACATTAGACGGTTTGTATTTTCAACAATTCGTAAGTCAAATTCTTTGGGTGTTGGTTTGAAGTATTGTTTACCAATAAACTCCGAACCAACTAATCCATGACCTCCTGTTATTAATATATTATTTACCATAATAACCTAACCAATATTGAATCATTTCGTCTAACATGGTTTCAAATGTGTATTTTGGTTCCCACGAAAGATCTTTTCTTATTTTATTTGAATCACCTTTTAAGTTCTCTAATTCTTCAGGTCTAAAGTGTTTTTTATCAACTTCAACATAATTTTTAAAATCTAATCCTAATGATGAGAAAGTATATTCACATAAATCTTTTACTGAATGAGATACACCGGTGGAACACACATAATCATCAGGTTTGTCGGTTTGTAACATCATCCACATCGCTTCAACATAATCTTTAGCGTGACCCCAATCTCTTGTCGCATCAAGATTACCTAAATGTAAATTTTCTTGTAGCCCTAAACTAATTCTTACTGCCGCCTTTACAACTTTGTTAGTTACAAAGTTTGTTCCTCGTCTTGGTGATTCGTGGTTAAATAAAATTCCATTCCATATTTTCATGTTGTAAGAGTTTCTATAATTTCTACAGATATTGTATGAAAATACTTTAGCGCATCCGTATGGTGACACAGGATTCATTGGTGTTGACTCTCGTTGGTAACCATCCTCATCAATTGAATTGCCAAACATTTCTGAAGAGGACGCCTGATAAATTTTTGAATGTGGTGATACCATTCTAATTGATTCTAAAAGATTTAAAGTCCCAACACCAGTCACATTTGCAGTATAGATAGGTTGGTCAAAACTAATTCTTACGTGGGATTGTGCCGCCAAGTTATAAACCTCATCTGGTTGGAATTTAGATAAAATTTTAATTATTGATGACATATCTGTTAAATCAGCATACTCCAAATTTAGTTTATTATTATCTCTTAAATGTTCAATTCTTGATGATTGAGTTTCAGATACTGAATTTCTTTTTACGGTCCCCCATACCTCATACCCTTTTTCTAAAAGAAGTTCTGCAAGATATGATCCGTCTTGTCCGTTTATTCCTGTTATTAACGCTTTTTTCATAAATTTTCTTTAATTATCTCCACCAATCTTTTAGATCTATGGTTATACGTGTGATTATTTAATACGTTATTGTATCCATTTTCCGCAATTCTATAAATCTCAGATTCATTAGTTTTTAGGTAATCTAATTTTTCGTAAAGTTCCCTATCATTATTGTATATTACAATATTTTCCATATCCGTAAAAAACGTAGTTAAATTTTCTGTGTTATTAGACAATAACATTGTTTTAGTCCCCATAGTTTCAAAAACTCTATAATTAATATCATTTTTTAAAGTTTTATTAAAGTGTATTTTATAAGAGTTAATTGATTCAACCATACTCTTTCCTAACTTCCATATATCTGCGTGTAAACCAAAATCTTTTTTTAATCTCTCAATATACCCTCCTCTATCTAGTAAGGAACCACAAAACCCTAAGAAATGTGTTTTCTCTATGTTTAACATAGGATAAATTAAATCAGATGGGTAAGCATTAGGGAAATAATATGTTTTAACATTTTTAAATTCATTTTGGTCTGATTCTATTGCATTTAATACAATATCCACACCATATTTATCTACATTATTTTGGTGTTGTTTTAAAATTAAATGTGAGTCAATGCTCCAAAATAATTTAATCTTATTAGATGATTTTAAATTAGGAACCCAATTAGTTTGATCGTAATTTTCTAAAATTAAAATTGCATCGCATTCATTAATTAAATCATTAACAGGTGTATTAAAATTTTCATGACCTAAACCCCAAACAACACAATCGTGACCAATAGATATAAGAGATCTTTGTAGATTAAAACACTCTCTGAATTGTCTATTTTCATCATGTCTACCGTTTTCTTGTATGATTAATATTTTCATATTTAAAAATTTGATTTTTTTAAAATTTCTAAAATTGGTGATTTTATCATTGTTTCTTCCTGTTGAAAGATGACATTAATCCCTTTATCATGAAATTTATTTATGTCTAAATATTTTTTACCTGACACTCCAGAAATATAAGTTTTACCTCCATATTTTAAACAAATATCAACTAATCTATCCGTTGATGTTAAATTAGTTTGGTAATCAAAAACAATTTCTGTTTTTATATTTAACAATTCTTTTATTTTAATAATTATGTTGGAATTAGTTTGTGATAAACTATCACTTACACATTCATCAAATAAACCTAATATATTTTTATATTCCGGTAACATATTTTTAATTATATTCCAATCCTTTTCTGAGTTTAAATATTTTTTTGTGTTAATTGGATCTAACCCTTTATTTGTTGACATTGTATACCACTTACCATTTAAATTAAACCTATTTTGAAAATTATTTTTTTCAAACTGACAATGTGTTAATATTACAAATATATCTGAATCTTCCATTTTTTGAAAAAAAGGATAATATGGGAAAAAATTAGGTTGGTGTATTGTAATTATCATATAATTTATTTAATTACTGCCCAATAATCGCCGTCAGTGTAGAACTCAATATTTTTATTTAATTTTTTTGCAACATCAATTGCCAAATTTTTTTCTGTATCTCTATAGGTGTCGTGAAATATAAAAATAGTCTCATCATTAAAGATCTCTAAGTTTTTTAATATACCACTTCTATTACCCTCGCCTAATGGGCCATCAACAAAAACTAAATCATATTTTTTTGGTAAAAAATCAATAACTTTATTTTTGTCGTACCATCCGTCAATAACATCAGCGTGAAGGTAATTAACATTTTTATAAATATTTACGTATAATTTATTTTCGTCTACTGAATATAAATTATAAAATTTAGAAAAGGCTTCAGTACTACAATAACCACTACCAAATTCTATTACGTTACAACCAACATCAAACTTATCTAAGATAAACTCAAATAATAACCTCTCAATACCAGATCCTCCCCATTTATGGTTTTCCATAAATTCATTTTTTTCTAAATTATTCATATTAATCAAACCATTTTTTAAAATTATCAAAGGTAAATTCCCTTGCGTGTAAATACCATTTATTGTGAATGTCATTAAATTTATTATGTTCCATACTTAACCACCCGTCCTCAAATTTAATTAACTCAATACCGTGTTCCTTACAAATATCATCAGTATCTTTATTCCATTTATTAAATGGTGGTATAAATATTTTTGATTTCACTAAAGATGAACTTATTAAAATACTCATTTCTTGTGCCGGTTTTGGTAACAATCTATGATCAACGTGAACTAAACCATGCGCCGCTAATGTTGCTTCTTTTTTTAATTCAGGTAATCCAGCCATATCAACCTCATAGTATTTACGATAATCGGAATGGGCGTTTAATATTTTAGGAAATATTCTTTGTTTGGTTATTTCATTAACTTCTTGACTCATATCATGTACTAAAGGTGAAACCCCCCATAACACAACGCATTTTGGAAATTTTTTAAACAGAAAGTCGGTCATTTCATTTATTAATTCCATATCCGCATTTATACAAACATCGTCAAATCTAAATATTTTTTTAATTTTCATATATGTTTTTTTATTAAATATATTTTAGCTCTTACAGGTATGTTCTCAGAATATAAGATTTCATAGTCATTAAATATAGTTAAAAATTCATCTATTGCCAATGGCACTTGAGATTCATTTGTATTTCTTGTGTAATCATCAACACAAATAACTTTACAATTTAACTTTCTCATTAATCTTAAATCAGATAAGACGGCTTCTTTATATTGTAAACCATCAACAAAGGAAAACGAAATCGGCGAATGATTAACAATATCATCATATATATTTTCTTCTAACGAGGATTTTTTTAATAATACTATATTTTTTTCATAATTCGAAACATTAGATTTGAAAATTTCATAAGGATAAGGTTTTCCGTATGTTTCCGGCATTTCATCCCAACCATCTTCAAATGGATCTATAACTATAACTTTACTATTATAATTTTTTGCAATTTGTAAAAGTTTTTTTGTTGACTCACCATGTCCAGCGCCTATCTCAATAATATTTCCACCATATAATTCTAAACTTTTTTCTGCGACAGAAAAATAATTTTTTAAAAAAGATGTTTCAAATTTACTATTTGTGTTATGTAACTTATTCAAAAAAACCTCTATTGGTAATATATCATTTCTATGATCACTATAAGGTCTTAATAAATTCGCCTCAATATATTCAAAATTCTCTAATCTATCATTATCAATGCCCCACCAGCTTCTGTCTATCCATTGTTGTTTAATATTAATATTTCTTGGATAATTCTGTCGTTCAACGGATCTATTATTAAATAAAACCCTTATTAATGATTCATCAGAAAATATATCACTATGTAGAGATTCTTTTGAATCAAAAACATTATTAATTTTTGATATTTCATTTATTAATTCATCATAAGGTAAATTATTAGGATTAAATAATTTCTTAAAGAGTGATCCTTCTGCCGTCATATGATGTGCAGGAAACTTACCACTATGAGGGGTATTATGATATACTTCTGATCCGACACATAAAACTTTATTTTTTTCTCTTTTTGATGTTATTTCATTTAAATAATCTGATTGTAATGGTATTGTATCCATATCAGTTATAACCGACACTTCCGACTCAAATTCGGAAGCACATACATATCTTAATAGTTTTCCTTGATTACCTTTTGGTATATTTGGAATTGGTTTATAAAGTTTTACGTCAACCCCATTATTTCTCATCTCAATTATAAGATCATCATCCTCATCTCTATTTGTTAAAAATGCAATCGTTAAAATTTTATTAGGGAAAAATTTTTTATGTGCGAGGATTTGGATTCTCCAAAAACCTAAATACATTAGGTCTTCATTTGTACTTGTAACTATTCTATCAAACATTTTTTTTTAGTTTATTAATTTTATATGTTCAGGATGTAAAAATTCGTCTTTTTCATTAAACGCCTGTCCTACAAATATATTTAATGGTCTTTTAGAAGGAAATGGTTTTTTTTCAAAAAACTCATCATGAACTAAGGATTGATCTTTAACTTTTGGATAGATAAATTCTTTTAAAAAATTTTGGTCTACTTGCCAAAAATTACCTTTAACATACGAATCAATTAAAGTCTTCATTTCATTTACAATACCCTTTCTTGATCCCCACATACCACCTAAGATTGCTGTGTTATGCCAAGGGTGATCCCTCATAATGTGGAATCCTTTATCTGAGGATAACCATTCGTTAACCGCATCTCTTTCTCTGTTATTTAATCTCGAATCACAATCCCTTGATATCATCACATCAACGTCATCTTCACTTGCAGGATAAAACCTCCAAAACATTCCGGTCCAATCTCCATCACTATCCATAACAATAACCTCTGTGTTTTCAAAGTTTTGTAATTTTACAACAATATCATTTGGTGTTGATTTACCAATATAATACCTGCACACCCAATCAGGATATATTTCTTTTGCTAATTCCGCATTTCTAATTGCTCCTTGAGTGTAAACGGGATTATCCCCCCACAAACTAAATGATATTATTTTTTTCATAAATCAAAGTTTTTTTGAGCTCTAAGTAAATAAACTTGTCTATCATGACTATCGTTTTTTGCGTTTGAAGTATATAAACTATCTCTCAAACCAAAACCCCAATCAGGGTGTTCGTGGTGAATAATAACTTGGTCAATAAATTTTTGTCTTTTTAAAATATTACCCACTTGAGTAAACTCGTTATCACACCAAAAAGATTTGTAATCAGGATGATAAACATAGTTAAATCTTTTATAATATTTTTTACCAAAAATACTTAGGGTGTTTAGATCTTTTCGGTTACCGTCATGAAACCAAAGGATTCCATCTGTATCGGAATAAAACTCTTTCATTTTATCTCTAATAATTGTATCATAACCTTTAACTTTGGGTATCATATCATCTGAAGCAATTAAAAGAATATCCCAATCAGAAACTGTAATATTTCTATTAATTGCGTGAATTTTATTATCACTTTCACCCAAATCAATTTTTAAATTTTTGTATGTTTCTAATTTATCTAAAACATCATCATTGTTCATTGTTATGTCATTTTCGTCTATTGTGATTTGAAATTCCATAGAGTCTATGTCATCTGACAGTTCATAGTATTTGTCTAATACCAAAAAGAACTTTTCTTTTCTCCCTTTAGTTGGGAACTTAACTAGTATTTTCATTAGTGTCTTACGTTATAAAATATTTCAGGTGTAATAACCCAATTATTCGTTATTTTTTTTAGTTTCATTAAAAAATCAAAGTCTTCACCATCTCTATTATTATCAAATAATAGGTTATCAAATTTATTTTTGTAGCAAAAAGATATACCAACACCACCAAAAAATAAATCATTTGAAAATAATGGTGGTACTATCAAACCATTCTGATATTTCATTCTCCACACAACAAAATCATTATTTAAATATTTTTCATTTAAAGTTTTAACGTAATTAGGATGAATTGTATCATCATCATCTAAAAACCCAATCCATTCTGTGTCACACAATTTTATTCCTTCATTTCTAACTAAACCTGATTGACCATTTGCTGGACCAACCAAACCTGTTTTTGGTATATCTAAAGTTTTTATTCTTTCATCGTCAAACACGGTTCCAACAACACCATCATATATGATAATTGCATTCCAATTAGGGTTTGTTTGATTTAATAACGAATCTACAGTTCTTGTGATTGTTGATCTGTTAAGTGAGGGTATAATAAAAGTTATAAAAGGTTCCATACTAATTAGCCATTATTGTGTATTTTTTAAATTTTTCAAAATTTTCTTTAATAAATGGGTAAACATGTTCATTAAAATCTTGGACCATTTCTATTTTATTGTTCTCAATTTCTCTTGTTTGAGATTCGTGGTGGTAGGCAACACATTCTCCATTACAATAATTATAGTATCCATTTTTTATAAGTTGTAAACCCAAAATTGAATCCTCATAACAATGTTTAAATATTTCATTAAAACCACCAATATTTTCAAAAACTTTTTTTCTAATCATCATTAACGCTGCGGTATTCCCACCAACCTCATCAATACCAGTATTAAACTTATAATATGTTTCCTTATTTAAATGATCTAACGTATATGCCTTATGTTCTTGTCTCATAATGATTGAAATACCATCATGTTGTATTGTATTGTTTGAATAATGGAGTCTACATCCAACGGTGCCAACCCTATCTTTTGTTTTGAATGTTTTTAACATTCCTGAAATTACATCATTTAATAACTCAATATCGTTATTACAGAATAATAAAAATTCGTAATTATTGTTTGGTAAATTCTTAACAACATTATTATTTATTTTGGCATAATGGTAATAATCATAATGTATTAATGATACATTGTTAATATTTTCTTCAATCCATTTTTTTTCCTCATCTGTTGATCCGGTGTCCGCAATAAAAATGTCGTATAGGTTTGAATCACAATATTTGTGAATTGAATCTACACATTCTTTTAACATCTCCACTTTACCTTTTGTTGGTATGATTACCGCAACTTTACCAATATTTTTTATTGGTTTGTATTTTACTTGTGGAACATAAACTTCGGATGGTTTAAGATCTAATGGTAATACGTGACCCCACTTCTTAAGGAATTTTCCTTTACTCTCCCAAAACTCTTGATTTGGTCTACCCACAGATTCGTGAGTTATCTCAAAAGATGAGGTTATACCTAATTTAACGTTATCCAAATAATTTGGTAAACAGAATAGGTGATCATAAAAGTGAAACTTACCAATTGTTTCATCAAAATTATGTTTGATTTTGGTTTTATCAAATGATATAAATAAACCATCAATTGTAACAACGGGAATTAAAAATGGTAATTTTGGTGAGTATCTGTTTATCCATTTTTTTTGACCTTCAGGGTGGTGATAAACTTGACCCACCATTGTGTAGTGCATCCTATCCCAATAAACTCCAGTGTCAGGAAAATAACAAGATCCGGCTTTTCCAATTATACCGAATTCGGGGTAATTAGAAAAATCGTTTAATAATTTTTTACCCCAATTTTTTTCAAGTTTTATATCATTATGACAACAAACGACAATATCGTAAATTGATTCTGTAATTCCTGAATTATAAACACTAGATAAAGAATATTGGTTATGATTAACGTATTCTAAAATCTGAACATCTTTAACTCCAACATTTTGTAACAAATGTTGTTTAAATTTGTTATTGTATTCTTGATCCCTATGTGTTGAATAAACTATTGTAATCATAAACCAGTGCTTCCAAAACCATTATCGTTCCTATCTTTATTTCCTAAATCTTCTTTCTCAACTAAATCTACCCACTTACCCGATACAACAGGACAAAGAACCGCTTGGGCAATTTTTTTACCCGTTTCAATTTTTATTTTTTCATTTGTTGTGTTAAACAAAATTACTTGGATTTCACCTAAATATCCACAATCTATTGTGCCAGGTGAGTTTAATACCATAAGACCTTGTTTTAATGCCAAACCACTTTTTGATCTTATTTGAATTTCGTATCCGTCTGGAATATCAATGTGTAGACCTGTTGGTATTAAAACTCTACCAAAAGGATTAACCCACTTATCCTCAACAGAATGTAAATCAAATCCCGAATCAGATTCATACACATAGTTAGGGTCTATTGTATTATCGTGTGATTTTAAAAAGTTTAAAGTAATTTTAGGAATATGGTTTTGCATTTCTAATTCAAGACCTTTAAGATCCAAATTTAAACTTTCCATTATAAAATCATAATTAACATCATTTTCATCTATGCCATCTATAAACCCCAAAAGATTTTCAATGTCTTTAGGGTCAATGTCATCTAATTCTTCTTCAATCATTTTAATTTTTTTAATTTTTTAATTGTCTCAATCAAAACTTCAACATCTTTTTCACAATATTCTGAAATTTCTTCTAACCTATTATGGTTCCAATATGCCTCATGAACCATTCCTCCATTAATTTCTCCGTCTTTTGGTGTGGGTATATCTAAACATGCACACATCAAATCTAAAGAACCAATTGCGGTGTATGCACCATACTGCCAAATTTCTTTAGTGTCTATCGCCTTTACTTCCCATGGCTTAGTATCGTATGACGGAAGTATTTTTGATGGCATAATGTCGTTGATAATCATTCGTTTTGCCAACATCGGAATGTCAAAGTTTTTTAAATTGTGACCACACAAATAAAAATCTAACTTATGACATCTATCCAAAAGAGTTCTAACATCCATAAGTAATTTATATTCGTCGTCTCCTGAAAATGTTTGTTTTTTTGTTTCACCACTATCTAAAACAAATGCCATTGATACACAAACAATCTTGGCAAATTCAGGAACAAGTGCAGATCTTTTTCTAAAAACTAAATCCATGTGTTCTTCAGTTGTCCTATCTTCTCCTAATTCTTTATCTTCGGGAAATCTTTTTAAAAACCAATCAAAATATTTATCAAATTGATTTGCAACTTTTGGGTTAGATTGGATACAAGTTTGATAGTCTTTACAACCACCAACTGTTTCAATATCTAAAAACAAAATTTTTGTTATAGGTATGTTAATCATAATTTATTTAATTAAAGATTTATAAAAAGAAGCTCTTTCGTGTGTCACTTGATTAAGATCATATTTGTCTTTAACGGTTTCATATAGTCTCTCACCAAGATCGGTAATCATGTTTGGATTTTCAACTAATTTTTTAATGTTTTTTGCCCAATCACTATGATTGTTAGTTTCGTTAACCAACAATGCGTTTCCATTTGAGAAATTACCTTTATCTAAAGCGTGTTTCAAGTCAATAGTATAAGGACCAACATTTGAAGCAATTAATGCTTTTTTATAAAATCCTGCCTCAATAACTTTCAATTGAGATTTCATTCTGTTGAATATGTGGTTTTTAATTGGTGCCAATGAAATATCGAAGTTTGAATAATTTTTTGCGTATTGTTCAACAGGACGAGTCCAAACCCTAACATAGTTTTCATTTTTAATTGCCGGATATTCCCCCTCTTCAAATTTGTCTAAAAACAACTTGTATTCTGGTGTGATTATTTTATAATTATTTGTAAAAATTTCTTCATATCTAACCCAAACAGTTTCATCAGGTTTAATTGGTCTTTGTTTTTGTTCGCCAGTTTCTTTATTAATTTCCGTTACTGATCCTCTAATATCAAATCCACAAACATAATATTGTAATTTTTCTTGAATTGGTGTTAATTTATTAACCATTCCATCTAATAACTTTAAATCATGTAGGTGTGAAGACCCACCCAACCAACCTACTCTAATTTTGTCCGAAGGTGGTGTTGGTTGATTAAATTGTGGTTCTTTGGGGTCAATTGCGTTTGGAAGAACAATTACGTTTTTATTAAATTTTCTTATTTCATTTGCAAATATGTCAGTTGTTGTTATTACATAATCTGAAGCTTTTAAATTATCAACAATTTTTTGGTTCATCTTGTTTTCAACAATTAACTGATGAATAGGATGTTCCTTTGTTGGTAACCAATAATCATCAATGTCGGCAACCACAATAATCCCTAAACTTTGAAGAGTTTTAATCAGTTGTGGGCAATGGTCAATATTCCCAAAACTTCTATGGAAATGAACTATTTGGTATTTTTTCCAAAAGTTAAAATCGTTAATTCTTGGTTCATAGTCAATATCAACATGAAAATCATCTGGATATAAATTTTGTAGTTTAACGTGTGGATCTACAGATCTGAACTTTCCAACACCTGATTTATCTGATGGTAGAACTAATACTTTAATTTTTTCTTTCATATTTTTTTATAATTTTTTTAAATAGGTAAAATCGTAAAAATTACTTTCCCATATTATTTCTAAATTATAACCTTTTTATACCATTAAGTCAATCTTGTTTTTATTGATTAAAAATATAAACACAAAAAAAACCCCCACTTTATATGGAGGTTATAAGAAATTATAAAAAATATTATTTAGACATTTTTTTAACATTAAGAACTTTACCCTCAAACAAATGTTGGCCAACTCTAAATTTAAATAAATCACTACTTTTTGATTCAGACTCAACCAAAAGACCATTTTCTTTTAATACATCTTCTACTGTTTCTCTAACAATATCTCTAATGTCGTTTTTTGATAAACCAATATTTGATTGTTGTGGTTTTTTTTGTGTTTGTTCTTTTATTTCTTCAGTTTTTGGTGACATATTCATAAGTCTTGATGCTCTTTCAACCAATCCATCACTTAACATTGAGTTTGTGCTCATACCCATATTTGGTTGTTGAATGGGGTGTTCCATCATTAGTTTTTTTATTTCATCTGGTAACTTTGATTTTGAAATCCTATCTTCTAAAGACGATCCGTCATTCATGTTTTGTGTTGGTCTTTGTTCTTCTAAAAATTCTTGGGGAAGATTGTATTTTGCAGGAATTGGTTGGTAATCTTCAACCATTGGTGAAGACAAAGTTTCATTTGATGTAAAATTTCTTGATTGACCTCTTCCAATGTCATTATGTTTTTCCATGATTTTTTTTGAAACCATTAGTTTTTTTAGTAAATCTGCTTCTGAATTCATATTAAGTTAAATTATTTTCATTATCGAATTTTGCATTTATTAAAACTGTTTCCATACTTCTATCACCATTTGGGTTATAGTTTGGCCTTGGTTCATTAAAGTTTTCTTGAGTTGGTCTAATAAATTCTATTTTATCAACTCTAAAAAATCTCCAACTAGGAAGAGGTTTTTTACCTAAATAGGCTCTATGAGACGCTCCTTCCCTATCCCATGCTCGTAAAACAGGATTTCCCCTTTTACTATATCCAAAAGCCACAGGCTCTATCACTCTTAATCCTTTACCTCCTGGTTCATCACCATTGTAGTAAATAACACACACTATTCTATTGCTTATAGCACCTATGATTTGATCTTTAGATGCTACTTCTAATATAAGTTTATTAAGAGTGTTGTAAAGTTTCATTATGCGGAAGGTGTGGTATATGGTTTGTCTGGTTGATATTCGTTAATTTTTATTTCATTTTTTCTTTCTACAATATCAACTGAAGACCCACCATTTATTGTATCTAAAAAAACTCCAGTTCCTTTACCAAACTCATCACCATCAGAATTTGCATCTTTATTTACTGATGAATATTGGTTTGCAGTTTTATAATCGTTTTTAACTAACAGACTTTTTCTTTGTAAATCTGCGATGGCCGTTAAATCATTTGCTGGTTGTGAGAAATCTAATCTTTCTGTTTGCATTTTAAATTATTTTTTTTATTATTTGGTTTATTCTGTCTAAATCTTCTCTAATTCTCACATCCTGTACAAATGTGCTGTGTTCTTTAGAAGGTCTTAACATATCGGCAATTGGTCCTAAATCTTTAATTGAATTAATATCTATTTTGTCTGGTACAAATTCTTGTTCTATTTCATTTGAAGAACTGTCTTGTTTTCTAAGGTCTTGTATTTTTGACTCAACCCAATTTTTCATATAATCAGCACCATTTAATATATATGGAGCGTCAGTGCCATCACCATCATATTTGTCAAACCAATTTTTAATTCTGCCTAACTGTTGATAAGTAACATAACCACTATTCCTTAACTCTTCATTTCTTTTATGTCCCTCAATAGAAGTATCCGAATTAGGAATGTGCTCAAAACAAGTTTCAAGATATTCCATAATTTCTTTTGG